TTACTTGGAGGCTTCGACCACGCCGCTCTGCCGACCCTTGAGGTTCTTCTCGGCTTTGTATTGCTGCGCCACTGCCGGCACGTTGGTGCTTCTGCCGGTTTCCATCCAGCTGCGGATACGGCTGGCATCGGCGAAGTGGGTGTATTTGCCGAATGCATCGAGAATCACCAGGGCGACCGGGCGGTTGCTCATGCGCGTCACCAGCACCAGGCAATGTCCCGCCGGGTTGGTGAAGCCGGTTTTGGTGATCTTGATGTCCCAGTCGGCCTTGTTCACCAAGTGATCGGTGTTGCGGAAACCCAAGGTGTAATTGGGTTTGCGGAACGACACTGTTTTTTCCTTGGTGGTGGTCAGCTCAGTGAGAATCGGGTGTTTGCTCGCAGCCACCAGCAGTTTGCTCAGGTCGCGGGCAGTGGAAACGTTGCGTTCCGACAAGCCGGTCGGCTCGACATAGTGGGTGTTGGTCATGCCCAGTGCCTTGGCCTTGGCATTCATTGCTGCGATGAACGCGGCGTAACCGCCCGGATAGTGATGCGCGAGGCTGGCGGCTGCACGGTTTTCCGAAGACATCAGGGCAATCAGCAGCATCTCGCGGCGCGGCAGTTCGCTCTTGAGTTTGACTCGGGAAAACACGCCTTTCATCTCTGGCGTGTGGCTGATGTCGACGTCGATCCATTCGTCCATGTTCTGGTGCGCTTCGACCACGACCAGCCCGGTCATCAGTTTGCTCACCGAGGCGATCGGCACGATCACGTCCGGGTTGCTCGAATAGATGACTTTATTGGTCTGCAAATCCATAAGCAGGGCGCTGCCGGAGGCGATCTTCAGTTGCGAGGCATCGCGTGGCGCGGCGGTGGTTTCAGCGGCGCTGACGGTTGGCGTGACGAATGTGCCTGAAAAAGCAAACAACAGGCTCAGGATCGAAAGACGAATTTTCACGCGGGCGAACTCATAAAGGTTGGATATTCCGTTAGTTTGTAACGGGTTATTTCTTCAAAGCGTCGCATTCTAGGAGTATGTGCTAGGAAAGCTATAGCCGCCCGTAAACAAAGGGCGAAATATGAAATAAATTTAAGCTTGTACCAATTTTGTACCAATCTGGCTTTCGAGCTTCCCAACTTCAGACCAGTCGGTAGTTGAGCTGAGCCAGCGAGCATATGTGGACAGTAGCACTTGGACGCTGTGACCTAGTTGACCTGCGATGAATGCGGGATTCATGCCCGCCATGAGGCACATTGTGGCGTAAGTGTGGCGGCAGTTGTATTGGCTGCGCGGCTTTATTTTCAGGGCCTCCAGCGCTTTGGCGAAGTGGCCGCCCGGTGTGGTCGCGTTCAGTATGTATTCCGAACTGCCGGAAGGCGGGAAGACATACGGAGACGACTGGCGTTTGCGCCGCACCTGATTCAATCGTGCATCCGCAATACGCTTGGCGCGCTCCAGCGCATTCATGGCTCGACTGTTCAGCATCACCGTGCGGGCGTTTTTGGTCTTCGTCCGTTCTTCAACCTTTCCATCGACAACGATCCGGCAGACGTGCGCAACGCGCTTGTCCATGTCGATCTCATCCCAGCGCAGAGCCCTGAGCTCTCCCGTCCTCATGCCACAGTAAAACGCGAACTCGAAGTAGGCTGCGTAGATCTGTGCCGCCCTCGAAGTGAAGTTGGCATACATCCATTCGATGATCATGTCCGCTTCTTCCACGGTGAAGGGATCAACCACTTTCTTGGCCTTGCCAGGAAGCTTGATCGACGTCGCCGGATTCCTTTCGATTACCTCATCCCGCACCGCTGCCTTGAACAGAGCGTTCACCCGCGATATCGCCGTGCGTTTCACGGTGTTGCTTTCCCAAGTGGTTTCGGCAATCACCCGACGCAACAGCATCGGGGTGATTGTGGTCATTGGAACCGTGGCCAGTTCCTGCATCCAGTAATTGTTGATCGTGCCCTTGTAGTTCCGGCGAGTGCCCGGAACGATCTCTAGCCCGTCGATCCACGTCTGGGCGTATTCGCCGAAGGTGAGGCCTGTTGCCGCAACGGAGTAACTGGAGTTGGGGAACAATTCGGCATAGCGCTTTTCGTCCAGAACCCCATGCTTGGCCAGGCTGATTACTTGATCGCGTAGGTCGGCGGCCGCCTTGATCCCTTTTGGCGTCTGGGGATGGGCAAGGGTTTCGCACCGACGCTCGCCGTTCCAAGTGAACCGGATACGGACAGACTGGCCAGCAAATTCAACTCCTCGGGGCAGGCCCACTGGCTTTCTTGCCATGCTTCATATCTCCTGATGCTATAAAAAACGCGGCCGTCAATCTTATTCCAGACGCCTTCGGGGATGATTCCGCGTGCCCGTTTGCCTTCGAGTGCGCGCTTGGTGGTGCCGATCAGGGCGGCCATCCGCTCCTCGGGCACTTTGTCGAACGGATACGTTTCGACGTTTTCTTCTGTTTCGGACATAGCAGGCTCCATGCCGCGCGTGGCGGCAGAAGGTGGTGATGGGTTACGCCGACCGGCGCCCGGTTTCTTTCTGGCGCTCCACGTCGATCTGCTCATAGAGGGCATCGACTCTTTTGCTTTTTCGGTCTATGGCCTGAGACCGCTTGATGTGGTCTGACATGGCCTTGTCATAGGGCTCTATCAGTTTGATCAGCCTCAGCTTCTCTTCTGGATCCTTCGATTCGTTAAACCTGATAGCCAGTCGGTCGCGTTCTTTGAAATCCACTCCGTCGAGTGCGCGGTTTTCCTTCTGCATTTCCTCAAGCACCTCGGCTGACTGCCGCTCCCAGCGCAGATACAGCACATCGCTTCGTTTGGGGCGTGAGAAGAAGTGGTGGCTTTTGATCCAGGCCACCAGATCCTCCTTGGTCATTTCGTCGAGTACATCTTTCACGGCTTGCTTGGCCATACGTGCATAGCTCCGCCCGCCGTACACCGGCAGGCTGTTGAGTTGGGGGGAGGGGTTACTGCTGGATGAGTTTGGCGGGGACTTTGACCGTAGCGCCGCGGTTGGCGAAGACAACGGCGCGGAAAACTGCGACAGTTCGGGTTTCGCCGGGCTGGCGGTTGAACGGATCGTTGCTCATGTCGGCCACCCACGGGGCGCTGTGGCCGGCTTCGCACCAGACGCCGTACTTCGAGATCAGTTGCTCGGCGTCGAGCTGGGTGAAGAGATCCAGTTGGCCCGCGACTGGCTGCTCGTCACCCTCGATCGCGTTGATTGCCCAGTCCAGCGCCGGGCCGGTCAGTTCCTCGGTGCGGACGCTGACCATGCGGCTCATGGATAATCGTCGTAGTTGTCGAAACAAGAGCCGCACATGGGCCTCCATCCTTGGCTAATTGCTTGGGGATGATCCTTCCGAACCCATCGCCATTTCTGGACGAACGCACCACAGTCGCGGCACCGAATATAGTGATCGACGGCTTTTCGTCGAGCGATTTCGATCTTCTCGCGCTCCAGCTCCAGACGGTGCGCTTCTTGTTGCTCGGCGAACCACTCCTTTTCCTGCTCCACCGTCATTTCCGGAAAGATGTCGCTCATCTGTGTCATCGCCACGGCCCCCTGTAGATCAGGTAGGCCATGTAGAGCGGGGCGAAGATCATGGCGTCACCTTCTGGCCGAGCAGTACATCGCTGACGACCTCCCAGAGTTGAGCGGTCGACCACTGGAACCGGTCGAAGTCAGTGTCAGGCTCAATGCCGACCCGACAGGTTGAGTGGGCGCCGGCCGGATACTCGCCGCGCTTGGCCATGATCGTCGCCACGCGGCCATCGCCTCCCGGCTCGGTGCGATGATATGCGTACGCCTGCGTGTTGTAATCGTTGCCGGCTGGAATCCCGATCGTTCCGACGTGCACCAGGTCTGCACGACCGTCCGGTGTCCATGGCCGGCCACCACCTGCCGTGCGCGCGCCTTCGTGCAGGTACAGCATGAATTCGCCAGCGTCATGGCAGACAAGCTCGAACTCATGGTTGAACTGCGTTCCGACGATCACACGGGAGGTGAAGTTGAAGCGGTGATCGTGGATCGCCGAGTGTTCGAAGCATGCCCGGCGCGGCAACTCAGGGTGCCAGACGTGCAAGCGCTGATTGCCCTGGAGCTGAACCTGCACAAAGCCGAGGCCGTGCAGGGTGATTTTGTCCGTCATCACGTCATCGATGATCATGGCGTCACCTGCTTGATGTGGGAGTCGACCCATTTGCGCATCCGCTGCCAGCGCAGCTCCGGTGTTTCCGGGATCAGCTTGTAACGGCCATCCGCCTGCAGCTGATACTCGCCGTCGCGCTCGTCGTTTTCGAAAACTATCTCCGCGGCCATGGCTTCGGCTATCCCGAAAGCCTCTGAAACGCTTTCGCGGCAATGAGAGTCGATGCTGGTCATGTCGAGACCGCGCTTTGCGCCGAGCACGCCGAGTGTGCAGAACTGGCCGTCGGCCTCGAGCGTGTCTGTGACCAGTCGCTTTTCCGGCATCGCGTCCATTGCATTGCGCAACTCGATGAGGAACGCTTGGCCGCGCTTCCCGTTCAGTGCCGACTTCACGGCGCCCCGCCAGCAGATCAGATCCCATCCGCCGCAATCGTCGCTGTATCCGCTACGGCTCATGGTGTCACCTCGCGGCGTGCCCACTGCACATACGGGCCGTCATCTGTATCGAAGATCCCCATCAAGAACCACTCAGGGCCTGGCGATTCGGGATTCCAGGCGGTGCACGCAGCATCCTCTTCAGGAAGATCCTCAAGTTCGTCGCCAGAGTGCCAGCCTTTCAGTTCCAGACCCTGTTCCTTGACCCAGGCAATGTATGGCGCCGGGTCCTCGCCTTCGCCAAAGCTCGGAATATTCGGGTGATACCACCAGCCGTCTGCATCGCGCTTCACCTCGACCGGCCCGAACGGCTTGCTGCCGCTATGCTCCTCGCAGGGAGTGACGTAAAGCACGTCGGAGTAGTGTCCGCCGCCAGAGCTGAATTCCATCTTGCAGCCGCACTTGGCGGGCTCGCTGTTGACGAACGTAATCTTTTGTTCAGGCATGACTTCGTCCTTGCCGCTATAGCGGCTGACTTTGATGGGGGAGGGAGTAGAATTGGGGGTGGAGTACAGATGTACTCTTATCGGGATCCGGCTGATTCGCTGGCTGGGTGTATCGCGTTCCAGCGCTGGAAGGCTTCCTGCGTTGTCGCGGCTTCGATCTTCTCGTCGCACTGGTTGCACGCCGCCACACCGCCCGAAGCACCGACATCGCGGTGACCTTGCTTGCAGGGGTTCATATGCCAGTCGTCATCCTGCTCCTGTTCAGCCACCTCAACCACCAGGTGCTTGCCGCAGGAATGGCAGGAGTGCATGCCGTTTTCTTCCGGCCCATCCTCATGGAATGACCAGGTCTCACCGCAGCCACTGTTCCAGATGCCGCTGTCGTCTTCGCGACTCCATTCGCAAGTCCCGGCACGATCATCGTTCAGTTGATCCGCTGCGTTCAGGCGCTGTTGCAGGGCGGCATTCTCGGCGGTGACCCGGTCGAGTTCGGCACGGTTAATCAGCTCGACGTAAACGTCATCGGTGCCGGTGACCAGGCGCTGCTGAAGCTCTTCGATCAGTTTCATGTCCGGCTGAATGTCGTTCTCGCCAAGCTCGGTTGCGTCGAACGCGCCGCCGAGTACCAGAGTAGCCAGCGTTTGTATTCCGCTCATCATGCAATCCTTTTCAATTGTCGGTACCGGTGTAGGTGCGCCAAGGCACCTTCACGCCGTTTACGAGGAATCCCCAGTCACCGCGCCACTTGCTGGTGATGAAGAGGGTGATGACTCCGCCGGGTGATACCTGGTCGATGCGGTGGTATTCGCCGTGGTTGAGGCGGGCGGTGTCGCCTTCGGAGCGTTTCAGCCACTCGCAGGCGTCCTTCATGATCCACTCAACGATCCTCGGGTCTGGATTTGGAACCATCGAGGACCTGACCGTTTTCTTCCACCAATCGCTCGCCGGCCGCTGCTCGTTGTACCAACCGCGCAGGATGATCGTCCGTGCGTTCCAAGGATGATCGTGCAGATCCCGATCTTCGTCCGGCCGCATGATGTGGTGAATGCGGAACGACCACGGGCACCACCAGAACCGCGCCTTGTGCGTCTCCCGGCTGTACGGGTTGAACAGCCACCAGCGCCCCATGTACATCTCGGTGCCGTCGGCGGACATGATGTGCTGGTACGGGGTGAGCTTGGCGCGGGCGATGAGCCAGTCCGCGATAGCCGGGCGGGCCAGCAGCTTGGCGACCAGGCGCCAGATTAATTGGGACATGGGAAGCCTCGGCGGTATATTAAGATTCGATTTTATGGGGGGATAGGGATGTCGATTTGTTTTGCTGTTTCAGAGATCGACTGGTCACTTACCAAAGATGCTTTTTCGATAGTTGGTACAGTGGTTAGTGCGTGCGGAGTTATCGCAGCAATAGTATTCGGTAGAATCGGGTTATCTACGTGGCGGCGCCAAGCTAAAGGATCAAATGATCATGAGCTTTCTCGTCGAATTCTGTTGGAACTCTACAGATATAAAGAAGCCATCAATCGCGCAAGGTATCCATCATTCTATAAACATGAAATGAACGATGAAGTAGAGGTCGTTGGAAATATAGACTATCAAGTCATGCGTTTTCGTCGACTAGCGAAAATGTATGAGCGCCGATTGGATGAAATTATTGTATGTCGCTCAGAGCTGGGCGTCAGTTTGGTTGAGGGTAATGCCCTCTGGCGGGATGCTTTAACTCCAATGTTTGAAGAAATCGAAGCCTTAGAGCTACAACTATTTCAGTACATAAACACCTATCTGTATTCGATTAATCCTGAAGTACCAGTGGTGACTAGAGAGGCATGTCAACAGCAGTTAGGCGGAATGCCCGATGTTCTTTACGATGACCTAAGTAAGGAGGGTGATGATTACAGGAAAAAAATGGAAGTCTGCATTGATAGAATTCGTTTCTTTTTGGTTAGTAAAATGATCCACTAGATTAGGCAGCAGCCCTTAGCGCTTCAATGATTCTCTTGCCCGCGAGCGGAGGAACGGCATTACCAGTCATGTGCATTGTCAGTTTGTGGTTGTCAGGACGAAGCGTGTCTTTTGGAAAGGACTGAGCTGCCATCGCCTCGTCAGCGCTGATCATCCGCATCATGTCACCGTCAACGACTGCCCAGCGATCCAGCGTGGTGATTGTGCCGATCGGGCGATCAAGGCTACGGCCAGTGAGACCTGAGCCTGAGCCGTAGTAGGGCATCACGAACCGATCACCGAAGCGCTCACGGCCATTCTTCACGCGAGTCAGCGTTGATGCTGCGCGGCCTGGCTTGTTGATCGGCGACCATTTGCCAGCGTCGAAGTCGATGATCTCGCGGGCCGGTACGTGCTGATAGCGGGGTAGCTGCAAGTGCAACGGCGCCTTGCTACGCGAGCAGACCATGAAGAGCCGTACGCGGTGCTGCGGGACGCCGAGGTCGGCGCAGTCCACGATGTGCGGTGCCAGTGCGTAGCCCAGCCTCTGCATCGCGTCAGCCCAAGCCGGGTAAAGAATCCAGTCCATGAACTCCGGTACGTTCTCGATTACCGCGAAGTCCGGCCTGTTGACCTCGGCATTCTGTACCGGCGCCCAAGCTGTCGATCGCGAGTTGTCGTGCTGAGGGTTGCCGGCAGCCTTGCCGCGAGCCTTGGTGTGCCCTTGGCAGCAGGGAGAGGCGAGCATGACATCGTGCTTCGGCAAGTCCGCCCAGTTCGCTTGGTGCAGATCCTGACAGGCGTGGATCGTGTCCGGGTTATTGCGGGTGTGCCACTCTACTGCCTCGGGCCAGTGGTTCGCAGCCCAAAGAACATTGAGGCCCGCATCTTTGCCGCCTCGCGTCCAACCACCGAAACCAGAAAACAAGTCAATTGCTGTGAGCATGCGGGACCCTCGCCGGCTGGCGTGATAGTTGAGAAAGGGAGAATTCAGGGTTATGCGCGTTCGCCGAGATCCAGCCCTATCTGGCTGACCCGATCGACACATGCCGGGCTCAGCCAGACACATTCGGTGCGGCTTGCAGTGCCCCGGCTGGCGCTGATCCGCGCGGACGTGCTGTAGCAGGCCCAGCCGGGCAGCATCTCTGCATAAAGGTCGCTCGGATATCCGGACAGCACGACCATTCCTTCCAGCTCGAGCAAAACGCCGAGCAGTTGGCGGTGGGCCGCGTCGTCCATTTCGTGCTTGTAGTAGCGGCCGCTCGATGCGCCTTTGTACCTGGTGTCATGCACGTAAGGTGGGTCAACGTAGTGCAGCGTCTGCGGCCCGTCGTGCGCCCTGATCACCTCGATCGCGGGCCTGTTCTCGATCAGCACGCCGCTCAGGCGTTGGCCGACCTCGGCAAGTTGCTCAGGGTAGGTCGCCCACAATGACTGGGCCGTGCCGTACTGTCGTTTTGTATCGATGCGGAAGCCGGTGACGCCCTTGGTGGCGCCGGCCGATCCGAAGCCCATCTGGGCGCGGATGATCGTTCGCCGCGCTCGTTCGACTGGTTCGGCGCTCGGCTCCCATGACAGTTCGAATTCCTCGCGAGAGTAGGGCGTGAATATCAAGCGCTCGGTAAGTCCCGATCGCGTGACCGGGTCCTGCAGAACGCGGAACAGGTTGACGATGTCGCCGTCCAGGTCGTTGTAGACCTCGGCATACGACCGAGGCTTCTGCATCAGAACGCCGGCGGCACCGCCGAATGACTCGACGTAGCAGGTGTGCGGCGGAAAGTGTTGCAGCACCCACGGCGCAAGCCGGAACTTGGCACCGTGGTAGCGGATGACCGGTGCGGTGATGGTCATATTGAATTCCATGTGCGCGCCTGCCTCTCCGGCTGGCGTGATTCGTAGAAGTGGGGTATTTGTGTGTTTCAAATACAGCGAGGGAACGCAGATGTCGCCCATTACGAAAAAATTTGAAATGACGCTCGACGAGTCGATTCAAAAATTTCCTTGCAAAAAGTGCTGCCTTGAGTCAAACCACAAGGTGGTGGCGACTTACACTGAAAGAGGTTCTGAGGATTGCGGCGGCGGTAATACGTTTGATTGGACTTCTGCCAATCAGATAATCCAGTGCTTGGGGTGCGAAGAAATCTCGTTCAGAGTTGAGTCGTCAAACTCTGAAGATTGGGATCATGATGAAGATGGTAATACCTATTGGATCTCGGCGATTACCTATTACCCTGGTCGCGTCGTGGGTTCCAAGATAATAGATCACACCTCCCTGCCATTAGACATCGGGGAGATCTATCAAGAGGCGCGGAGCGCGCTAGATAGCGACCTCCTGATCATTAGCGGCATCGGTATAAGAGCCATACTGGACACCATCTGCTCTGATGTGAAAGCCAAAGGTCGAAACCTCGAACAAAAGATCGACGATCTACATGAGCGATCTTTAGTGACTAAAGAAGGTGTTCAAACACTTCACCAGATTCGTGTATTGGGGAATAACGCTGCGCATCGAGGAACGGCTCACTCAAAAAGCCAGCTGCTGTTAGCGCTTGAGGTCATCGAACACATACTGATCGGTACATACATAATTCCGTATCGCGCAAAAAAGGTGTTCAAGCATATTGAGCCTAAAAAAATTGCCGCTCCAGTCGCACCGGATAGCGAACCAGCCGCGTAACAATCACTCCGGGATGGCGACATCGTCGTCAGGCTCAGGCGGATCGTCGGCAAGCGATTTAATGCCAGCCGCCCGAATGATGCACGACACCTTTTCAGTAACAACAAAAGGTGTCGTGACACACTTGAGCATCTTGGCCTGCGTTTCGAAGTCGGCGGCGATCAGGTTGCGCAGCAGGTTCTGATACACCTCCTGCTGGTTGTTGAAGCCGTGGGCGGCCATCACCCGCTTGAGGTCGGGCTTGAACACGCCGGCGACCTCAACCGTAAATTTCTCGACGCCCAATGCAGCATCCTTCGCTGCAGCCTTCTCGCGCTTTTTCTTCTGCTTGATGGCTTCCTTCGTTGGCTGCGGTTCTTCCACCGTCAGTTCCTGCTCTTCGGCCATGGCCTACCTCTTCAATTCCGCTGGCCGGCAAGTCCGGCCAGGTCTGTCGGCGGCGGGTGGCCGCCCGGTTGATGGTGCGTTTCACGCTGCGACCTTTACCTGATGCCAGGCGCCGACCGATGCCAGCAGCGCAGATAACTGTGCTTCGGGCACCGGCGTGTCACCGGGCACGGCCAGCCACCCCATGCCGACGCGGTGATTGGGGTTGCAGTCGGCCTTCACCTCTTCGTAGAAATGCTCCAGAACATCCGAGAGCCGTTCGACCAGGTGCACGCCGTCGGGCTTGATATCGATCGACTTGATGTACTGGGCGCCGTCTTGACGAACGCAGATACCTGCGATGTAGATCGTCCAGCGGTGCGCGACATCGCAGAGCGCGTCGGAAACTGCTCTCGACAGGATCTGCTTGCCGTTCTTCCAGTTGATCATGACCTGAAGGCCGCTTGGATCGATGTTGATCACGGCTGCGTGATGGGTGTTGACCAGGGCGCGCATGCTGCGCTCGATCTGTACCCGACGATTGCATGGTTTGCGCTTGCTCATATCGAGTCCGCCATTTTGCGCAGCGCTTTGCGGTCTGCAGCCGATATCGGCTTCGGGCGCCGCTTGAGTACCGTTTCAGGGTCTATTCGAGTCGAGCGGGGCGGTGGCAGCGGATTGCGCGGCGGACTTTTCAGTTGGTCGATCCGCCCGCCGGCGGCCAGGTACTGGGCGACTCGTTCAGAGATAGCCTCAGCGTCCGGCCGGTGCTGCTCCACCAGGTTGAGGTGGTTGCTGATCATGCTGCCTTGCTCCGCAGTTTCGTCTCGTATCCGTCCACCAGCAGCTTGAACTGCCAGAGGTCTTCTTCGAGCTGTTCGATGTAGTCGTCGTCGCGCTTGAACTCTTGCAGCCACAGCTGGCGGCCGACTGGCTTGAGAAGAGGGCAGTACATCCCGATGTGCCACCATTTGCGGCCAGTGATCCACATGCAGCCCTGCACCTGGTCGATGACATCGCTGGCATCGTTGTCGATGTGGAAGGCCCGGAGCTTTTCTGGAGAGAGGAAGCACTTGTACTCGCTGCCACCATCCTCACCGATGAACCCATCCGCGCTGGCGCCAAACGCACCGTCATCCGTTTTCACCAGCCCGACCTGGGTAACGATCAGGCCTGTCTGGATTTCGTGTTCCATCCGTGCTTCGGGTTCGAGTTCGTGGCCACGGCGCATCTGCCACGTTTCGAAGCCGCCATCCAGCGGCGCGCCACCTATCCGTTCAACGGCCAGTTCGAAGGCGTAGGTGAGTGCGGCGTTCGATGGCTCCCCGACCTTCTCGCCATCCAGAGCGCGCTGGACAACTTCTGCCTTCGGCCCGGCCTTATAGCCGGCGAGGTCGCGGGCTTTGCTTTCGCTGTGGCCGGCCAGAATTGCTTCGACATACGTCCGCTGCTGGGCGGTGAGGCCGTTCACCTTGGAACGGGCGGTGCTGAACATGCTGGCGGTGATGACTCCGGCGCGGCCTTGCAGCCATTCAGCGGAGCCCTGCGTGCAGTTTAGGACGATCATTGAGGCGCCTCCAGTTTGGCTTTATGGACGGTGACGGCGGTCTTCACGGTGGAATACCCGTTGGTGTCGCCTGACGCTTGCAGAACTTTCAGGCTCGCCTGCCAGACGTCTTTCAGTTCTTCCGGCGTTGTGGTTTGCCCGACACGCTCAAGGATGTCGGCGACGACCTGGGCGCGCATGTCGTCCGTATCTGAGCCATCGGCTGATTGCCCGTCATCGTCGCGGGCTTCGCCGGTGGTGATGTTGAGCAGCGCGCACATCACGTAGCGCTTGCCGTACGTGGTGGACGAGCCGACCGCCTGAACTTCGTTTCGTCCCTTGCCGATATCGACCGGCAAAGTCATGGTGGTTTGTTCGCGGTGGCCACCGCGGTGCATGAGGATGCCGGTGACCTTGATCACCTTGTCCTCGGTTTCAACCTTGAAGGTGATGGCGAAGCCGTGCTCCTGCATGATCGGCTTCAATGTGTGCGTGATGTGATCGAGCGTGGCGTAAGAGTTGCCAGTGTGCAGATTCACCGCACCCTCGAACACGGTCGGGATGTTGCACTGCATCTCGGCCATGGCCGCGTTGAATTCCTGCTCGGCGGTCTTGGCCTGCATGCGCTCATGCATGGCGAGCAGGCGCTCCATCTTTTCGATATCGCAGGTCGGATCGGCGGCGGCGCGGCTGATGACCGCCATGATGCTGTTGTCCGTCGAGATCGGCACGACGGCTTGCCGGCGCTGCTCCGGCATGATGATTTCAGTGGACATGGCAGCCTCCTCAGAAATGAATGGTGATGTTCGGGATTTCCCGGCGCGCGATTTTCAGAACTATGGCCTTGGCCAGCTCTTCGGTGATGTTCATCGACATCAGAGCTTCTTTCGCTGCGCCCATGATCTTGACCTTGTGGGCCTGATCGGCTTCGCGCTCTCGCTGCTGGCGCAGGATCTCGTCGGCCGCTGCCTGTTGCCGGGCGATCTCATCCAGTCGGGCTTGCTCTACGGCCTTTTTTTCCCGCTCTAAGGCTGCCAGCCTGTCGTGCTCAGCCTTCTGCTCAGCTTCAATCTTTTCGCGCTTTGCCTGCTCGGCCAGGCGTTCGAGCTCGGCGGCCTGCAGCTTCAGGTCGTTTTCGCGCTTCACGGCAGCCTCCTGCTGGTCACGGACGCGCTGAGCTTCAGCGTCACGCTCACGCTGGGCCTTTTCTTCAGCTTCCCGAGTTGCTTTCTCGGCAGCTTCCCGGGCGATCTGGTCATCACGGTCTTTCTTTTCGCGAGCCTCTTTCTCTTCGCGAAGGCGGACCAGTTCGGTCTGCTCGGCTTCGTACCTCGTCCGCTCGGTGTGCAGGGTGCGCAGCTTGATCAACGTCTGGTCTTTCGCCTGGGCGGCATCGGCCAAGAACTCTTCCCAGCTTTCGCCGATTTCGAGCAGCTCCAGGTCGGCGATGATGTTGGCCAAGTGGCCGGACGCTGGCGTCTCCTCGAAGATGGCGAGATCCTTGATGCGCTGGATGGCGTCGACGTGCGCATCCGTCCGGGCCAGCTCTTTCTGTTCCCAGTCTGTCAGCGGCTGGCGAGTGGCATCGCGCAGCGCGTCCATCTTGTTGACGAAGTCGCGCAGCTCGGCCTCCACCACCTTCGGCATTTCCTTCAGGCGCTTCAGGTAGTCTCGACCGGGCTTTTCGACGGCGGTCTTCGACTTGCTGACCTTGGCGGCCAAGGAGGCGATGCGCTCGCGACCCTTGCGAGTCGTCAGATCTGGCACTTCGGCGGTGACTTCCGCCTGCACAGCCTCGAAGAACTGGCCAAGGCCACCGGCAACGTAGATGGCTGGCGCATTCTCGGCGCTGATGTCGTCGATCTTGATCATTTGCTGTTGTGCGGACATGGGGAATCCTTGCCGCGCCCAGCGCAGCGATTGAATGCTTGGTTTATTGAGTGATGCGATCGGCGAGGGCGCTGAGCAGCATCAGGAAAGTGAAAAAGCCGAGGGCAGAGAACGATCCGCGGCGGATCAGTACGCGGCGCGCCCATTGCCGACCGGTCACCGGAACACCCGGTAGGTGATCGAGTGCGGTACTTGGCAGACGGCAGAGGAATCGCGCACCACGGTGTATGTGGCCATCACGGCGACAAGCGCAGTGGCCAGGGTCCAGTAGGCGAGCTTCATGGCCGAACCCTCACCGCAATTCGCCCGCCCTTCATGGTTGGTGCCAGGCGCTGTGGGAGGCTGGCGACCAGCTCCTCGCGGCCCCGGCCGATCACCTCGTTGAACGGCAGGCCGAAGCCGAGCAGGGCGAGCTTTCGCTCGATGTCGTCGACCTGTTCGTTGATCAGCGATTTAACCGGTGCCGTACTCATGCGTCCTCCTTGCGCCGCTGACAGGTGTCACGCAGGCGTTTGCAGTAGTGGTTGAACTCGTCGGTGGTGATCGCGCCGTCGGTGAAGAGGCGGGTGATCAGCCCCTGTACCAGCAGGCTGATGTCTTCTTCGCCGGCGGGCGCCGACACACCATCAAGGGCTTGGTCGATCAGGATGTGTGGGCTCAAAATCCGCACTCCCGCTCTACGCGATCGCTTTCGCGCTTGGCGTCTCGGTATTCGTTGGCGTGAACCGCGACCAGGTTGTTGGCGAGCGACCGAATGATCTGCGGATCACCGCCAACGGCTTCGATGGCCCACTTGTGCAGTACACCGCCATCCCCGCGACAGATCAGTTCGATCAGGATTTTCTCGATGTACCGATCGGGATCAGGGTTCGCAGCCATGTGATCCGCCAGCGCCTCCGGTAAATGGTCAGCGTTGACCAGGACCTTGCTGCGACCTACCGGATTTGGCGCCTCGACGTGGCGTCGATAAAGCAGATCGTCGACCGACTCGGTCAGCCATTCCTGACCTGCCTCCGTGTCGAGAAAGTCGTCTTCCGGGATGTGCTTGCGCAAAGCTGACATGGGCGCCTCCAGAGTGGCGGGGTGTTGATCCAACAAAACTCGGATGCACTCGTTCGCTCCGCTGGTTGCCGTTGGGCGCGGAGGGGAGTGCATTCGGGTGGGGCCGGGGGAGGGTGGCCCGGTCTCGCTGCTGGCGACAGACCGGGTTTGCAGCGTCAAGTTGTCCTGGTGCTATGGGGTGGCCTACCGAAATCGGCCGATGCGCGGTGACATCGACGGCCTACTGTCCGCTGCCTGTATGAGTGATGGGCGCCGGCCTTCAGGCTTGCCGCGCCGCGCGAGGTCGATCAAGTCATCTATTTCATGATGGTCACCCTCCTATTGCTTGCTCACTGGGCAGGCAGCGGCTACCTATTCGAAGCTGCATTGGAATGTCGGTCCTGCCCAAGATGCCTAACTACGTCCGCCCGTTCGCATACAAACAGTTGGCTTGGATCAGCTTTTTTCATGGAGCGCCGACATTCCGATGCAGCCTCTTTCGAGGTGATCGGGGAAGTCTCCAACTTCCTGACGGGGACTCTGATTATTTAGATTGCCGTAGGCCCGTGAAGCGGCAATTTCGGCCTGGCTTGCGCCATGTTCTTTGTAGAGTTTTCAGCAGCAGTTTTCGCAATGACAACTGACGTTCTACCGCTCCGGGGTACAATCCCCGCTTGAGTCATCCAACAATTTGGACTCTTACCTTTTTTGTTGACCCGGTTATGGATGCGCAATCTGTCCGGGTGATGCAGGTGGGCGGTTATAGGCCGCAGTTTCGTCCGCATCGGGGTGTGATCTGGCCGGTGCTGATCTCCGGCTTGACGGCCTAACTCATCTAGGACTCAGTAGCTCGTCAACGAGTCTCGGTTTGCGCATCAGCCTGCACACGCAGATCAAACCCCGATGCGCTCTCATAGAGAGGATCGGGCAGTTAACGACAGGCTGTCGTGGCTTTGGTTGATCAGCAGTCGTATGGAGGTTTTTCGCCAATGCGTTTCAGCTTTTCTTGCTGGAATGCTTCTGCGATATCGAAGGCTTTGCTTGGGATGATATCTGGCGGCACGGCGCCGGCCGAGAGAAGGCCGATCATTGCCGCAAGTGCATAGCTTTCGACTTCTTCATGTTCATTGCGAGTCATCATGGTTCTCCAGTTGATTTCCCGTCTGGCCCTGTCGCCAAAGCCAGCCAGTGAAATCGCTCAGTACGGCTTTTCAACCTTGCCTTGGTCTTGCAGACTTTTGATTTTGAAAAGGTCGTTCAGCATGTGGTCCATTTGATTGGCAAGCTGATTGCGCAAGCCGTCTTTCAGGGCGCCGGTTACGTTCGCCACGCTTTGCTGCATTTGCTTGCTGAAATCTTCGGCGCAGATCTTGGTCATGAGCCACTGAGCCCGGGTGACTGAGTTGTAATCGCTAGATGCAGGCTTGCCATCCCCGGGGTTTACCTTGCCGTTCCAGTAAGCGGTGACAGTTTTTTCCAGCTCCTTGCGGAGCGTGGTGGATGGCCCTTCCTGATCACCCCACTGATTCACCCGACGATATTCACGCTCGAACGAACCGTTGACGGTTTCGTCGATCGCCTTCTGGATCTGCGAGGACACGCGCTCGTCGAAGATCTTGTCGATACGCTTCTTCACTTCTTTCGCGACCATCTCGGAGAGGTCTTCATCCTCTCGCAGCAACTGGTCGGCGACATTCGCCACAATGGATTTTTTCAGTTCGGCTTCGTTGATGTTGAGCATGGTCATTGCCTCGGTTGTTTTCCCAATGCACCCGTCACCAGGTGCATCAGTGAAACTTTCCGCCGTGACCCGCTACTGGCGGCCGTCATCGGCTTGAATCATCTGGCTGTCGGTACGGGATTACTCGCCATCCCGGGAGGCGCATTTAAGTCATTGCTTCGCACTTTGCCGGTAAAGCGCCTCATCTTGGCTCCGGCAGGGAGTGCCCACAGCGCAGATCGGTGGCTGCTGAATCCAGAGGCATCAGCAGGTCGACCTGGTCCGGTAACCAGAGCCGGGCGTGGTTCAGTTCCAGAGCTGACATGGGGATCGAAATTTATGGTTCGCGTTGTTCGCCGTTTCCAGCGATGCCTCAAGGGCTTCCCGTTTCCGGGGATCGATCCGCGAATGGTTTGGGTTGTTAAAGAGCGGCGGGTCTCTTGAGGCCCTGTCCAAGTGCAAGTGGACTTGCATTTATAAAAGCATGCTGGTGCTTTGAATGCAAGCAAACTTGTATTTATTTTTAATACTGTATGCGCATCCAGTAGTCAGGAGTTGGGTATGAGTAGCCAAGAAAAGAGCCGGTCGCAGAAGGATCGCCAAGTGTTAACCGGCCTGGAGCGGCTATCGCTCAGGGTGTCGTCGATGATCAACCACCCGGTCGCGCAGATTCAGCGATGGGTGACGATCCATCGGCTGGACACGGATGGAGAAAGGGAGTGGGAGGAGGTAATGGGATTGTTGTCCGAGACGGAGTGCCTCGACATGACGTTCAACGATGACAACTCAGTAACGCTTAGGTGGGACCCTCAAGGCGAGGAGGAGCGAGTAGCTGAGGTGGAAAATTTGTTTGAGGCGGCGATGGAGCAGACGGCTCCTTTTTGATAGATACAAAAAAGCCCGCTTGTGCGCGGGCTTTTTCTTTAGCGTGCTCACTAAATAATTTGCATTCCCTCTGGTGCTGGCGATATCTGCATGCCATTGCATTCCAGTTCTACTCCGTCAGCGATGACGGAAATTTTTATTTTGCCTGGCTCTTGAATATGCAAGGGCGAAATCACGAACATAGCCTGCGCGGAGAGCCCTTTGGCATCATCGATTTGATTCGCAGCCTGCTCGTGCATTTGTTCCAGCTGTTCCTTCTCTAAGGCAACGTCAAATAGGACGATTTCACCTATGGTGCCTTTGAATTGGAGAGATTCGAACGGATGCTCGTGCGTTGTATTTGCAGTTACCGAAACACACAATTTGGGCAGTACAGCGGGGAACGTGGGAATGTACATGAGGTTGCCCATGATCCCAATGTATGAGCTTTTGTTATTGACCTCATACCGAATGTCATCGCAGAAAATAGAGTAGGCAAACCGGTTCATTTTTTAGCCTTCGCTTGGTAAATTTTTTCTTGCCGATCAAGCATCTCGTCTAGCTCATCCGCTGAGACACCGAGAACCTCACGAAGCCTCTTGCACGTCGATCGCTGTAGATCAACATTTCCTTTTTCTATTCGTGCAACCTGAGCCTGAGTGGTGCCCAGTAATTCGGCGAGCTGCGTTTGATTCAAACCTTTTTTCAAGCGCAGTGTTCTGACCGTTTTGCCTTCATCAGCCAGAAGATCGTCAGCCAGCCACGTACGAGCATCAACGATGCCTTCTTTGTGTTCCGCGCTTTCTTCAAGGCGTGCCATCAGACGCGAAAATGCAGTGTTCTTTTGGGCTAGTGGTGCTGGAAGCACGGATGTTTCGAATTTCAGCACAACACCAACACTGGCCGTACCCAAGGTTTCTTCACCAGCCCTCTGCCTCAAGCTTCTTATAGGCATCAAGGACGCGCTGTGTGACAGGGTGGTTCGGATCATAGTTAAATGCTCTCTCAACGACAGCTAATACGAAATAAAGGTCCTTTGAAGGGATGTAGGCGTAGATAATTCGATACTCAAACCCCTCCCTGGACAGCTCGAAATCCCTCAGCCTCCAAATATTCTTTCCCGTTCTGTAGAGGGAATAGACCTTTGAAACGCTGAATGTTGCTCCCTGCTCAGGCAGGTGCGGCTTGCCGCCGTACTGATCCCAGGAAAGCTTTTCGAGCAAATCCTGATCGCAACCAAGTTCCTGAAGGAAAACGCCCAAGCGATATGCCGCTGGCGCATTTTCCTCAAGAATGTCTTCAAGATCTCCAGTGGCGTCGTCGCCAACTATTAGCTCGTACAATATATCTTCTCAGGTATATTCCCGCAAGGCGAGACGGCATTGATCGGAGCAAATCGGTGCTGTGCCGATTGCCATTAAAAAGCCATTCTTTACGCGGAGTAGCCGCGACGTACCCGGCTCCTCTTTAAAGCAAATGAGCGTTCCAAACGAGCAAAACACGGGCTTGAATGTAGGTCTCGTTCGCCATGATTGTTTGCGGCGGGTGACGGTCATTGTCTGAAATCATCTTGATCTGATCGTCGCCAATCCACTGAAGCCGCTTGATGTATAGATGACCTTCCCAGGAGAACATGTAGATCCCATCCCCCACGAATTCCCGGATGCTGATGTCGACCAAGAGCGGATCGCGATGCTTGATCGTCGGCGCCATCGATTGGCCCCAGCCGGTCACCATTTTCAGATGAAAATGCTCTTTGAACTCGACACCCATCTCGCGAAGGTGCTGGGGGCTGACTCGGACATCCTGCAGCATCTCGGGATAGTCGTGCGGGATCTGGCCGCCGCCCATCGCAGCGCGAACGTCGTAGTGCGCGATCCACACCTCATCACCCATGGCGCCCGGACGGTAATAATCGACCTCTGCCGAATCCCCTAGCACTACGTGCAAGGCAGCATCTTTCACCGCGTCAGCAATTCTCGTCCGAGCTTCATCGCTTAGGTTTTTCCCGTGCTTGGCCAGCATCGCGCTTACTAGGTCAGCGGAGGATTTTGCCTCGGCCAATTCTGGAACCTGGGCGCCATTCTTGCGCCGAGGCGGCTCGCCTTTTCCTGACAAAAGCCAGTCGACCGTCGTGTCATAGCCGTCGGCAAGCGCGATCAGGTTCTCGTTTTTGATGTTCTCGGTATCACCGGCGAACCACTGCCGCACAGCCTCATAACTGATGCCGCAGGTGGTCGCGATGTCTCGCTTCACACTCCGCACGCCAATGTCCGGCTTTCGGGCAAGAACAAGTTTTGTGATTCGTTCAGTCGTTTTCATGGCTGCAATCTACAAGAGTGCTTGTCAAGCATGCTTGTTTTGAATACACAAGCATGCTTGAATATGAGGAAGAGCAAAGGAGGTCGGTATGACCAAGTCGCAAGCAATCAAGCATTTCGGCTCCATCTCCGCCCTGGCAAAGGCCCTCAGCGTCACCTATGAGGCAGTCCGTCAGTGGGAGGTGGTGCCCGAGTTGCGGCAGTACCAGATCGAGCGAATCACCAAGGGCGCTTTGAAAGCCAGCCAGCAAGACGCTGCTGCGTAGTCATACCGCCGGTTCGATAGACGTTTTTCCATTTCTGAAGCCAGGAGCATCGAAGCATGTACATGGACCCCAATCAAAAGCGCGCCATCCCGGTGAAGGTTCGATTCGAACCAGTGCTTGATCGGATTCTGCGTAAGGCCGCGACCAAAACCCGTATGCAGCACGCCACCTACCTATACGAAATCATCGAGTGGGCAGTTGCCAATGGCGTGATCGAGGAACTGATGCAGGACAAACAAGAAGATATCGCGGGCTGAAGGGCCTATGGAGGCCTAAATGCATTTCGACATCGACAGGCTGTCGCCGGAGGCTCGACGACAGGTGTTGGCGCTTATGGAGGCCAACGGTTTGACCTTGGGTGAAAGCCTCAACCAGATCGTGGAAGGGGCAGTAGCTGAGGGAGCAACTTCAGCAGTGGGGCGGAGGAAGGCAAAAGTCCTCCAGTTGGTGGTGACCCCAAAAAGGGCCTCTGGCAGGGACTCTTAAGGGTAATCCAGAGGGCCTCTGCCAAATTCGAGACGAAAAAAAGCCGGGGTAGTGACCCGGCTCTCTTAAAACACGCTGTGGGAAGGATTATATGCAAACCACGCCACTTATCAATACCCCCAACAATGTCGCGACACGTTTTTCGAATTCTGAAAACGTGTCGCGTACTTCTATGTCGTCGCAAGAGATTGCGGAGCTGGTCGGCTCCCGCCACGACAAAGTCAAACAGTCCATCGAACGACTGTCCGAGCGCGGCACCATTCAACTTCCCCCAATGGGGGAAGTTAGAAACCACCTCGGCCAGAGCGTAAGCGTGTATCAGGTCTGCAAGCGCGACAGCTTCGTTGTCGTCGCTCAGCTCAGCCCGGAGTTCACCGCCGCGCTGGTGGATCGCTGGCAGGAACTGGAAGGGCAGATCGCCCAACCTCGCGAACTCTCCCGCATGGATCTCATCCAGCTCGCCTTCGAGGCCGAACAGCAGCGCCTGCAACTGACCATCCAGGTCGAAGCCCAGGCCTCGAAAATCCATTCCATGGAGAACCTGTTCAAGGAGGGGATGACCCACACCCAATTCTGCAAGGGCCTCAATGGGGTCAACGTCATGCAGGTGGGCAAATTCCTCGAGGGCCGGAACTGGCTCTACAACGAGAGCAAATCTGGCCTGCGCTTCCGTGTGGCGTCCTACGCCCGCGACAAGTACATGACCGAGCATCAGCACGAAGTCATTCCCCATGGCAAAGAGCCGTTCGTCTCCTTCACGCCAGTCCTGCTCAAGAAGGGCGCCGTGCGCCTGTACGACCTGTACCTGGCCGGCGAGCTGCCAATGAAGAAGACCTGGGATGGGCTGTTCACCCATGACAAAGCAATGCGCGGTGCAGCATGAGCATGGGCCTCATGGTCGCCGCCATGAAGCTCCGCGTCGGCAATCCGCTGCGTAAGCTGGTACTGATCAAGCTCGCAGACAACGCCAGCGATATCGGCGAGTGCTGGCCGTCCTACCAGCACATCGCCGATCAGTGTGAGATCAGCAAACGCTCTGTGATGAACCATATCGCCGCACTGTGTGATTCAGGCCTGCTGCGCAAGGAAATCAGGAAGGGCGGGCCGAAGGGTAATTCGTCGAATGTTTACTTCCTGACCCTTGATGGTGGTGCACCTCCTGCACCAAGGGTAGTGCAGCAGATTCACCAGGGTAGTGAAGCTGGTTCACCCCCTAGTGAATCTCCTGCACCAGAGGGTAGTGCAGGAGCTGCACCCAGAACCAGTCACTCTCCTGAATCAGTCATGGAACCGGTCATTGAACCAGTTTCGCCCCCGGCTTCCGCCGAGGTCGGCGCCGAGAAAACTGCCCCCAGCCTGGTGTTGGTGGTTGATCGCACCGATACGCCTCGTGTCGAGATCCCCGCCGATATGCCTGGCCCGAAAGATCAGTCCTGCAAAACCTTCAAGGCCTGGGCGAACTACGCCATGGCTTACCGCAAGCGCTACGGCTGCTGGCCAGTGTGGAACGCTGCCGCCGGCGGCATTCTCGGCAAGCTGGTAGACCGGCTGGGCGTTGATGTCGCTCACAGCGTCGCCGCGTACTACCTGACCATCAACGACGCTCGCATCGTCAACGACTGCCACAGCCTGACCAACCTGATCGCCAAAGCCGAGGCCTACCACACACAGTGGGCGACTGGTCGTCAGATGAATGGCCGCACCGCACGCCAGATCGAGGACACGCAGGCAAATATCAACGCCGCCCAGCAGGCGGCCCAGAACATCCGCGAAGGGGGCACGCGCAATGCTTTCCTCTGATGAAATTGCACAACTGGCCGTCGCAATCTGCGCCACTGCCGAGACGCTGGGCCAGACCGTCAGTGCGGGCGCTGCTCAACTGATGGCCGAGGACCTCGCAGAGTATCCGGCTGGCGACATTCGCAAGGCGTTGCAGTCCTGCCGCCGTGAGCTGACTGGAAAGCTGACCCTTGCCGCCGTCTTGCAGCGTGTCCAAGCCGAGGACGGCCGCCCTGGAAAAGACGAAGCCTGGGCGATCGCCATGACCACGAACGATGAATTTGAAACCGTGGTGCTGACCGACGAAATCCAGCTCGCGCTGGCTGCTGCAAAACCTGTCCTCGATGCTGGCGACAAGGTTGGTGCGCGCATGGCGTTCAACAGCGCTTACGAGCGTCTGGTGGGGCAAGCCCGGGAGGACGGCAAGCAGGTGAACTGGCATGTGTCTGTCGGCTTCGACGCCAATCGCCGCACGCAGGCAATCACCAAGGCCTTGCAAATGCAGCGAATCCCACAGGAGCGCGCTCAGCAGTACCTGGCCGACTTGAGTGTCGCGCCGGTCACTGAAGACGGTCGGGCCGTCGTCGCGTTGCTCACCGGCGAAGTAGGAAGGCCATCGTCAAAGCTGCGCGAGAGGCTCGCAGCGGTGAAGGACTCGATGCTGGCGATGCGCAAAGCCTCGGACGAGGAAAAAATAGAACTGCGAATTTTGGCAGCCAACGAACTGGCTGATCGCCGGGCGCTGCTGATCAAGCAGGCCCAGGAATTGGAAGCAGGGGAGCAAAGGACATGACCATCGACAAACAGAAACTCCAGTCCCTGCTGTGGAGCGAGGTCGCAGCCTGGAAGGCCAATTGCGCGGAGTGGAAGCGCAATACCGAGGCGTTGCAGGAATTCCTCGGGGAGAAGACCGTGGAGGAGGTGGCGCTGGAACTGCTGGCCGAGAATGAGGCGCTGCGTAAGGCTGCGCTGGACGCCCGCGAATTCATTCTTCACGAAGCCGAGGTGCGCGGGCTTCTGGATGAAAACAACGAGGTTTCCTTCAGGCACCCAAGGCGCCAAGCGGCCATCGCGTCCATCGACGCCGCCATGAGCAAGGTGGTGCAGCCATGAATCCTGAATACACAATCCGCGACCAGCGCGACGTAAACCGCTTGGCCGGCGTTCTGCATGCGATCGACCTGAGCAAGCCGAAGGTGGTTGTGATTCGCGACGAGAAACGCCCGGACGTCTGCAACCGGAAAATGTGGGCAATGCTCAAGGACGTCTCCAGCCAGGTGATCTGGTATGGCAAGAAGCTCAGCGACGAGGACTGGAAGTGCCTTTTCAGTGCCTCGCTGGAAAAGCAGCGCGCGGAGCCCGGCCTCGACGGTGGCTTCGTCGTGATGGCCGTATCGACCCGCAAGCAGTCGCAGAAGTGGTTCAGTGATCTGTTCGAGCTGATGCATGCCTTCGGCGCGGAGCATGGCGTGCGGTGGACTGAGCAGGACAAGTGGGGAGGGCGGTACTGATGCGCGTAGCCATCAAGGAAAAGAAGGCGCCCAAGCCGAAGAAATGCCGTGTTGCCTCCTGCAGGGCCTCATTCGTCCCCGCGCGATTGGGGCAGGCCGTGTGCAGTCCTGCCTGCGCGCTGAAGGACGCGCCCCGGAATGAACAGAAAGCGAAGAAGGCCATCGACCAGCGCAACCGTCGCGAGATCGAGATCCGCAAAGAAAAGCTGAAGACCAGGACAGACCACCTCAAGGATGCCGAGAAGGCAGTGCGCGACTATCGGCGAATCTACGAATTGAGCATTGGCAGCGGTTGCATCAGCTGCGGCGAATCGCAGGAATCGATTCTGGCAGCCCAAGGTTGGAAAACTGGCGGCGCGTTCGACGCCGGCCATTTTCTAGGCAAGGGCGCCCGGCCGGAGCTGCGGCTGGTGCCGAGCAACATCTGGCTGCAGTGCAAAAGCTGCAATGCCGGGTCATCCAAATACGCCAGAAAGGGCCAGACGGTTTCGCAAGGCTTCCGAACGGGGCTGATCGCTCGCATTGGCCTAGAGGCTGTTGAAGCGCTCGAAGCAGATCACGAACCACGCAAACACACCGTAGACGAACTCAAGTCAATCACCGCCGAGTTCAAAGCAAAGATCAAGGAACTGAAGAAGGGGGAAGCGGCATGATTTATCGAGACGTTATTTCCGCAGTGATCCGCGCATTGGCGTCCGAGACGATCAACAGCGCCGGAGGTTGTGACTACACGCCAAAGGTTCAAGCCACCAAGCTCAAGGGCGAGATTGTGGGCAAGGAGGCGGCATTCCTCACGGATTGCTGGGTGTTTGGTCGGCTGCACTCCTGCCTTGCGCCGAAGCACTGGACAGCCCTGAACGCCTGCTATTCGACGCACATGGCCTCCAAAGTGGGCGCCATTGGCCGGATCGTTTCGCACGTATCTTCGCCGGCGCCGCATCTGTTTTTGACCAAAGCTGTGACAGCCTGGGCTTACCCGCAACTGGGCGGCGCCGAGCGCGCGCCAGTCGGAAAGGTTGCGCTCGAAGTCCATGATGATGCTCCGGCTTGGAGGAAGGCGGCGGTGGCGAAAGCCCAGCAGGCGATCAATGCCAAGCTGAAGCAACGTCATGAAGCGCCATGCGAAGGCATCATCATCCTGCCAGCACACAACTACGACATGAACACCTGGGACGTGGACGGCAAGCCCGAAAGAACCCGGCGAGACTGGCGGCGAAAGATCTTCAACGGGCTGAACAAGTTGGTGGACGAGGCGCTGCTTGAAGCCGGAGAAATCCTCACGAACGAAGGCGTTTTCTTCGACGATCAGGATGCCGCATAGAGGCCCTTGACAGGGCCTGCCGGTTCGCCGATTATTCACCCATCCTGTCATTCCTGCGTGTGTAGGACTGACAAACGAAACCCGGCCACCGCGCCGGGTTTTTTGTTTCGATTGCATTATGATGTTGCCTTCTATCCATAATACGGATTATCAGGAATCTATCGATGCGTCGAAATCTTGAGCACGTTAAACATTTACTCGATCTCATCCAAGCGCACGCGACTGAGTACGGAATCAATATGCTCGATTTGCAGCCGAAGTGGGAGGCTACAAGTGGGAAGCAAGACATCCTTTTGCGCGAATCCGAGCTAATTTATTTGCTCAATCGTTGCGAGGAAGCAGGGTTTATTAGCATTTCTGGTGGCAACACCATCCAGTTGACTTGGGCGGGTCATGATTATCTTGATTCTGTGACCGCGAAGCCCGTTATCTAACTGACCACAAATTCAAAAAAGCCCCGTCAATGAGCGGGGCTTTTTTATGCCTCGAATTTACCTGTAGCCAGGACAGCCCTCGGGAAGGCCTGGACGTCGATAGCCGGATAGTGCGACGTACGGAATCAACACCGGCAGCCCGCGCACCCTGACCTCACATTGCTTTCGGGGTGGCGCGAGACTGGATCAGCGAGATCGATGCAAAGGGGCGTCGACGTTGAGAAGGCCATTGGCAGACAGCTCGGAAAGACGAGCGCACCTATTCAGGGCCTCTGCATTCGCAGGGGCCTTTTCGTTTCTTCATGCCCACGGAGTCGAGCGCATGGATTTTTTGCACCGCCTGCTCGACAGATTGGATCTGCTGATCGCCGGCCTGTTCGGCGTCATCGTCGCCAGTTGGTGGCACAAGGACGATCTGACCGATTGGCGCGCCTGGCTGATATTCCTCACCACTGGAGTGGCCTGCGCCCTATACCTGACCGGTATGGTCAGTGCGTACCTCGGCGTGACAGAGCCGAACATCGTTGCCGGCGTGGGCTTCCTGCTGGGGACTTTCGGCGGATCGCTGCTTGCAGCCATTAACCGAGCCATCAAAGCCGCTGACCTCTGGGCGCTCATTCGCCAGCGGTTCGGGGGAGGCAACCCATGAACTACGAACTGATCAACTCCATCGCCTGCGGCTTGATTGCCTTGTGGGCGACCTGGTGTGTTCTGAGCGGTCGAGTGCGGGACGGTGTCATCGGCAAACTGATCTATTCGGCGATCGCCATCAGCGGGTTCGTTGTGATGAGCCGGGAGCAGAACATTTTCATGATGGGCCCGACCACCGCCGGGATCACGTTGCACGTCTCGCTGGCCCTTGCCGGTATGCGGCACATCTTCATGGTCATCTGGTGGCAGAGGGTGAAAGCCTGGCTGTGTCGGACGCTGAACTGTGAACACTGCATGCGGTGTGAGAAGGCGCCGGGCGGGATCGAACGTCGATCCAAGTAAGTCGCGACACGTTTCACGAATCAGCAAATTGTGTCGCGACACGCGACGAGGAGAGCGACATGGATAACCAGCACAAGAAGATCACCGGCTACCGCGATCTGACTCAGTCCGAAGTCGACGGCATGAACTCGATCAAGGCCCTTGAGGCTGACGCCGGCGAGTTGTTCAAACAGATCAGCCAGATCGAAGGCGTTGATCCGCGTCTGCTGGCGTTGGCCAAGACCAATCTCCAGCAGGGCTTCATGTGGTTCGTTCGCTCGATCGCCAAACCAGCCGACCCATTCAGCTGATGGGCGACGTAACTCGCCTGCGCCACGCGTTACCGCTGAGCCAGGACATCAACAAGGCGCTGACCGAGCTGGATAGCGCGATCGCCAAGGCCGTCGATGCGGCCAAGGCTGCCGGCCTGCCTCAAGGCCTGATCGTCGCCGAGCTGCACGGGCACGCCCACGCACAGACCCACAACATGGTGAAGGCATGACTGCAAAGCTCGTTGAGTTCAAGCGGGAGGGTTGGCGCGACGCCGCCAAGACCCTGCGCAAGATCGCAGATGATCTCGATGCCGGTGTGCATCCGGAATGCACGGTGGGCGCGTTGACCCTCATGGGGCCGAAAGGCGAGGTGACGGTGTTTGGCTTGGGCCCCAAGTGCGACGACCTGCAATGTCTGGGGGCCATGCGCTTGGGTGAGCAGAAGCTGATTGACGTGCTGCTGGATAGCGGGGAAGGGTAGGTGTGCCGCAAGTGAGTGCGGCACGTATGGATCAATTGCGGTACGTTTCGACTCCTTCCGGCATTGCATAGAACCAGAGCCATTCACCATCCTGAACAGGGCGAGAAGGGTTTATCTTCACTATAAGGACCATATCGGTGCCTCTATTTCCAGTCAGCGAAATGGTGTGAGCAGAGTGCCATCCAGTGAATGGTTCGGTTTTCAGGCCGAGACGGCCGGCTCGCTGGGTTATTCCACCCGTTCCGCCTACGCCGGAATATGGCGAAACTTCACCAGTGTGAAACACTATCGGTATTGAAGATAGATGAATGTGATCGGCAGATCCCAGGTTAACGTCGATGTCTGCTAATTCGTAATTCATGAGCTGACTCCCCTGCTTTTAGTTGATCTTTACCATTACCGGCAACGCGCCACTATTTCAAGTTCAAGGTGACCCATGGATAGGCCATACCCTCCAGGGTCATTGCTTGAGCTGTCTGAGCTGTCTGATTTCGGCATCCGCCTGATCCCAGCGCCTGAAGTTTGGGAATGGCTCCAAGCCGAGATCCTTGCCGACACCGGCAGCATCCGCAACCCAGACCATGCCCATCTGATCGATGCGGACATTCATGTGATGTGGGCATCTGCTGCCTTCACGAAGAAGGGCCGGACGGTTGTAGGGCAGGCCGAACAGGTCGCGTTCCGTGCGGGCGGTTGGCAGAAGGCGCGGATGGAACAGCAGATGCTGGATTGGTTCGGCGATGTTCCGGCCTACATCATCACCCTGGCTGCGGATTACTGCGCCCAGTGCTCTGACGCCGAATTCTGCGCACTGGTGGAGCATGAGCTGTATCACATAGCCCAAGCGACCGATAAGTACGGTCAGCCAGCTTTCACCCAAGACGGTTTACCCAAGCTTGAGATGCGCGGCCACGACGTTGAAGAGTTCGTCGGCGTGGTGCGTCGCTATGGGGCGAGCCCTCAAGTGCAAGAGCTGGTGGATGCTGCAAACAATCCTGCCGAGGTGGGGAAAATGAACATATCGAGGGCCTGCGGAACCTGTCTGCTCAAGTCGGCCTGATTCCTGACAGGTCCTGACGGATGAAATTCACATGGCAGCATTACGAAGCGAGGTCAAAGCCTTCATTGTTCAGGCTCTGGCCTGCTTCGATACACCCTCTCAGGTGGTGGAGGCCGTCAAGAAAGAATTCGGAATAGATGTCAGTCGCCAGACCTGCGAGGGGCATGACCCAACGAAGTATGCAGGACGGGGTCTGGCGCCGCGCTGGGCGGACATGTTCCATGCCTGCCGAGAGCGATTCACTGCCGAGACTGCAGACATTCCGATCGCCCATAGAGCCTATCGGCTTCGCGCATTGGGCAGGATGGCTGAGAAGGCCGAGAGCATGAAGAACATGGCCCTCACTGCCCAGCTACTAGAGCAGGCGGCCAAAGAGGTTGGCGACATCTACGTCAACCGACAGACCAAGAACGAGAACCCCCACGACAACGTGCCGCCCACTCGAGTGCAGGTCGACGTGGTGGACGCGAGGAAGCCTGATGCCGACGCTTAACGTCCCGCAGGCGCGCTTCCTCCAGATGGAGAACAAGTTTCGCGGCTTTGTTGCCGGTTTCGGTTCGGGTAAGACGTGGGTAGGCTGCGCCGGTATCTGCAAGCATGTTTGGGAGTGGCCGAGGATCAACTCGGGATACTTCGCGCCGACCTACCCGCAGATCCGCGACATCTTCTTTCCGACGATTGAAGAGGTGGCTTTCGACTGGGGCCTGAAGGTCAAGACGAAGGAGAGCGACAAGGAGGTCGAGTTCTACAGCGGCGGCCAGTATCGCAGCACGACCATCTGCCGTTCGATGGAGAAGCCGCAGACGATTGTCGGTTTCAAGATTGGCCATGCGCTGGTGGATGAGTTGGACGTCCTGCCCGCGCTGAAGGCTGAGCATGCCTGGCGCAAGATCATTGCCCGGATGCGTTACAACGAGCCGGGGCTCAAGAACGGCGTGGACGTGACAACGACGCCGGAAGGCTTCAAGTTCGTCTACCAGCAGTTCGTGAAGCAGTTGCGCGAGAAACCCTCGTTGCAAGGTATGTATGGCTTAGTACAAGCCAGCACGTTCGACAACGAGTTGAACCTGCCCCCCGATTACATCCCATCCTTGATGGAGTCGTACCCGCCGCAGCTGATCCTCGCCTACCTCAACGGGCAGTTCGTCAACCTGAATGCGGGTTCGATCTACCACGCGTACGACCGGAAGCTGAATGGCTGCTTCGATGCGGTGGAGCCCGGCGAACCGCTGTACATAGGTATGGACTTCAACGTCGGCAAGATGGCGGCGATCACGCACGTCAAGCGCGCAGACGGCAAGCCTCGAGCGGTCGACGAACTGATCGATGGCTTCGATACCCCAGACATGATTCGCCGCATCAAGGAACGTTACTGGCGCTTCAATGGGAAGGACTACGAAAAGACCTGCGAGATTCGGATCTATCCGGATGCCTCGGGTGGCTCCCGCAAGTCGGTCAATGCCAGCGAGACGGACATAGCCATCCTGCGCCAAGCTGGATTCAGCGTCATCGCGCCGGATGCGAACCCGCCGGTGAAAGACCGCATCAACGCCATGAACGCGATGTTCTGCAACGCCAATGGCGAGCGGCGCTACCTGGTCAACCCGCTTCGCTGCCCGACTTATGCCGATGGCCTGGAACAGCAGGTGTGGGCTCCGAATGGCGAGCCAGACAAGAAATCCGGCGTCGACCACGCGAACGACGCAGGCGGCTACTTCATACACCACGACTACCCGATTGTCCGGCCCGCCACACACATTCCTGTCACATTTAGCTTCTGAGGCCATCCATGGCGAATTTCAGCATTCCCCGGGCAGAGTACGCACAAGCCCTGCCTGGCTGGCAGTTGGTGAAACGCTGCGTCGCCGGTGCGCGAGAGGTGCGCAAGCACGACGAATATCTGCCGATGCCAGACCCGGAAAACAAATCACCGGAGAACCTGGCTCGCTACAAGCAATACAAGAAGCGGGCGATGTTCCTCAACATCACCGGCCGAACCCGCACCGGTCTGATGGGGGCGGTCTTCCGCAAGACTGCCGAGCTCTCGCTGCCGACTGCGGTTGAGTATTTGAAGGAGAACGCCAGCGGCGACGGTACCAGCCTTGAGCAGCTATCGAAGGAGTCGGTTGGCGAGTGCCTGGACAGCGGCCGAGGTGGCTTTCTGGTCGACTTCCCGACCGTAGCCACTGAAAGCGGTGTCAGCTCTATGGCTGATCTCGCCACCAAGCGCGCCTTGATCCACCACTACGGCGCCCTGTCGATCATCGACTGGGACGAGCAGGTGATCGATGGCGTGAAGCGTCTGGTGTACGTGAACCTCCGGGAATGCATGTCTGAGTTCAACGCTACCGATCTGTCCCGCGAGACGTACACGCAGAACCGGGTCCTGCTGCTGGTTGATGGGCGATACATTCAGCGCGTCTACAAGGAGGGCGAAGAAAGCGTCGAGGAGACGCAGCCTTCCGACAAGGCCGGTCAGCCCTTCGATCACATCCCGTTCAGCTTCTACGGCGCCCAGAACAACGACGCCAGTATCGATAAGTCGCCGCTGGAAGACCTGGCAGACGTCAACATCCTGCACTACGGCAACAGCGCCACAGTGGAGGAGAGCGGTTTTATCAGCAGCCAGCCGACGTTGTTCATCACCACCAGCATCGAAGCCGACGAGTTCGCAAAACTGAACCCGAACGGTATGCACATCGGATCGCGGCGCGGACATAATCTCGGAAAGTCCGGATCCGCAGTCATGCTGCAGGCAACCGAGACCCAGCTTGCCCGAACCCTGATGAAGGACAAGGAAGAGCAGATGCTGATGATCGGCGCCCGTGTCGTCCAGAAGGGCAGCGGCGCAGAGACGGCTGAGGCTGTTCGAATTCGGTACAGCTCGGACAACAGCGTGCTGGGCACTATCGCCGGCAACGTATCCGAGGCGCTGAAGCGAGCCATCCTCGACGCTGAGCGCTTCATGATGGATGCGCCGGACGAGAAGGGCACGGTGTTCTGGCTCAACCAGTCGTTCTTCGACGAGACGATGACCGCGCAAGACATCCTCGCCCAGGTGCAGCTCTGGCAGCAGGGCTTCATTGCGAAGTCGGATGTCCGGGTGAATCTGCGTCAGGGCGGTGTGCTTGAAGCGGATCGCACCGACGAGAAGATCGACGAAGAGCTGGCCAGCGCGCCACCGGTAGGCGGTAACGATGAGTAATGAAGGCTTTCTTGAGGACGCCGCCACGCGGCACCAGATTTACGTCCAGCGATATGCTGGCGGAAACCTGAAACGTGTCGCGTCGTTCATCAGCAAGGCCATCAAGACGGCAAAGCAGCGCGTATCGGACGGCCTGAGCGCTTACGGCACGCGTCGGTACAACTCGCAGATAGAAACGCTCCAGGGCGACTTGCGGGGCATCTACGACGACCTCAAAGGGCGCGCTCAGCTGGATCTCGGCGAGTTCGCCACCTACGAGGCGCAGTTCAACGCGACGATGCTGGGCAAAGTGGTCCGCGCGGTGGTTCAGCTCAATGTGCCATCGGCCGAGATGATCTCCGCCGCGGCCTTGGCCGATCCGCTGCAGCTCGAAGCACGCAAGGGCATCCAGCGCATCAGCATCAGCGGCGCGCTCGATCAGTTCGGCACGAAGAAGGCCGCCGAAATCATCGGCGAGATTCAAATCGGTTCGAGCTTGGGCGAGACCAGCCAGCAGATCAGCCGGCGCCTGACCAGCATTCACCAGTTGCAGCAGGATCAGGCCGGCGCACTGGTCCGCACCATGACCAACCACATCGCCAGCACGGCTCGAGTGGAGACGCTGAAGGCGAACGACGACATCCTCGCAGGAATGCGCAGGGTGGCGACCTTGGACTCGAAGACCACGCTGTTCTGCATGAGCGTCGACCAGACGGTGATCCCGCTGGATGGACCGAAGCCGCCGTATCACTGGGGCTGCCGCACCACGCTGATTCCGGTGCTGAAGGACGAGTTTGCACGCGAGATCAAAGGCTCGACGCGGCCCTCAATCGGCCCGGATGGCGTGACACTGGTGTCGAGCAAGACCAGTTATCAGGAATGGCTCTCGCGCCAGCCTGCTGCCTTCCAGCGCGACATCCTCGGGCCGAACCGGTATGCGCTGTTCAGCAAAGGTAAGCTAACCCTCGAAAGGTTCATCGACGATAACGGCAAGACGCTGACCCTCCAGCAACTGAAGGATCTGGAGCCGCTGGCGTTCGTGCGTGCCGGACTTTAAAGTGGTGAATTGCCATCACTTTGGACTCTTGGTTCGCATGAAATGGATGTTAGGAATAGGTGCGCCGTTCGCGTGCGTGGTTTGTGGATTACTAGGGCTGATCGCCGGAATTAATATGAACCCGACGTCAACCGTGAAATTTGTACCCGACATGGGAAGTCTTGCTGACTGGATATCCGGTATTGGCTCGGTTTCGGCTGCTGGTGTTGCTCTTTACTTGGCCGACCGTCAACGAAGAGAAAACACCGCCAAGGTTGAAATCAGTCAGTACTTCACCAGCGACAACTTTACGATCGATCTCGTATCCACGGGTGAAAAGCCTGCGGTGATAAAAGGCCTTTTTATTCGATCCCCGCATGCTAAAAAACAAATGCTGCTTAATCGCTCACCGTTATCTGGGTACGACAAAATAATTGGTCGTTACGAGTACGGCGAAACCAAGAGACTATTGATCGACGCGTCATTTTTCCCATCTATTGCTTTCGAAGTTGAGCATGAACTCGGTAGCAAAAATTTTGACGGATTGCTGCTGGTGGTGGGTACCGCTACGGCAGAGTTTAGAGTTGAGTTGAACGCCGACTTCTTACATGCACTTCGCAAAGAGGCCGCCGAAGATTAAGTCCAAGCAACAGACCTGAAGCTCTCATCGCTTTTTATTCACACAAGCCTCGTCCATGACGGGGCTTTTTTTTGCCCGCAGGCAGGGCCTGCACTACGTCTCTGGGAGACAGCAATGACCTTGAAATTCCAACTGGACAGCCTCGAAGGCGTCGACGAATCCATCCAAGCCCTGTACGTCGAGAAGGACGGCAAGTTCGTCCTCGGCATTGAAGGGCTGCCACAGCCGGAAGATGTTTCCGGACTGAAATCGAAGGTCCAAGAGCTTCTAGACGAGAAGAAGGCAGAGGCCGAGAAGCGCAAAGCTGCCGAGGACCAGGCTCGACTGGACCGCGAAGAGGCGCTGCGCAAGTCCGGCAACGTCGAAGAGCTCGAAAAGTCCTGGTCCGAAAAGTACGCACGCCGCGAAGCTGAGCTGACCGGCCAACTCGAAAGCACCAACAGCACCCTTCAAGGCCAGATCCGGGATCTGACCGTGGGCCGCACAGCTACCGAGATCGCGACCACTCTGGCCATTCCTGGCAGCGCCAAGGCATTGCTTCCCCACATCGAACGCCGGCTCAGCGTCGAACAGCGCGACGGGAAACCAACCGTTGTCGTGCTGGACGCGGCCGGCAAGCTCTCGGCGGCAACGCTGGACGAGCTGAAAGCGGAATTCACCAACGATCCGGCCTTCGGTCCGCTGATCGCTGGCAGCAAGGCATCGGGCGGCGGGGCCGGCGGTGCTGGGAAAGGCGGCGGGGCCGCAAAAGGAAACATCGGCGGCACCAAAGAGGAACGACAGGCCGCAATCGCGAGCCGGTTCCCAGACCTCCCTCAGAAATAAGGAAAATCACTCATGTCCCTGTCGCAAATGCAGGTCTTCAACGAATACGTAATGCCGGCGACCATCGAGACGCTGGATCAGATGCTGGTAGCGTTCAACGCTGCCAGCCGTGGCGCCATCCTGCTTTCGCCTGACGGCTTCACCGGCGACTTCCTTCAGGAGTCGTTCTTCCAGACCCTGGCTGCCGCCCAGCGTCGCGTCGATCGCTACGCGGCCAACGGCGCCGCACCGATCACTGACCTGACCGAGCTGAAAAACTCCTCGGTGAAAGTGGCTGGCGGCTTTGGCCCGATCCGCTACGAGCCATCGCAGATGACCTGGCTGGAGCGTCCAACCGCGCAGGGCATCGAAGTCGCATCGCGCGCGTTCGCTGAGATCCTGCTGAAGGATCAGTTGAACACCGCTATCGCTGCTCTGGTGGCCGCTATCACTGCTCAGGCCGCGGCCGTCAACGACGTATCTGCAACCGCCGGCATCAGCCAGGCCGCGTTGAACAACGCTCACGCGAAGTTCGGCGATGCGAGTCAGTCGCTGGTCACTCAGATCATGCAGGGCACCACCTACCATAAGCTGGTTGGCCAGGCGCTTACCAACAGCGAGCAGTTGTTCCAAGCGGGCAATGTTCGCGTAGTGGACATCCTCGGCAAGATCTCGGTTGTCACCGACGCACCGGCGCTCATGCAGACCGGTACGCCGAACAAAGAAATCGTCCTGTCGCTGGTGCAAGGCGCGGCGATGGTGCACGACGGCCGCGACATCATCAGCAACGTCCAGACCACCAACGGCAAGGAGCGCATCGAAACTACGCTCCAAACCGATTACACCTTTGGCCTGGGCCTCAAGGGTTACACCTGGGACACCACCGCCGGCGGCAAGTCTCCGACCGACGCCGAACTGGCGACCGGCACCAACTGGGACAAGACCGCCACCAGCATCAAGCACACCGCCGGTGTTGCTCTGATCGGTGACGCCTCCAAGTAACCCCTGACTGTTGAGCCGGGCTTTGTGCCCGGCTCCGCGAGGACATGATCATGAGCAACAAAATCTGGTATCTGCCCGGTCCGTTCCACCAGTACCGGGAAAACGTAAAGGCGCTGGCCAAGGAGCGCGGCTTGCGCATCGTCGACGCGAACGTCACCGAAGACCGCGAGGGTGAAGCCTTCGATGTGCCTGAAGTGACACTGCGACAGGCTGCTCCCGCGACGGTTCTGGTGATCGATGGCCAAAGCGGTGTTGAAGGCGCAGCGCTTCAGGAGCTGATCGGCAAGTTGAATGCAGAGCGCGACGGCATCGTGCTGCTGATCGAAGCGGCCGAGGGTCTCGCTCCACTGGAACATCCTGGCGCCGGCGAACTGCCGATTCGCCTGTTCGATGCATTGACCTCTATTCACGAAGGCATCGCCTCACTGAAGAGTAAGCGCGATGAGCTGCTGGGTGAAGTTGATTCGCTCCGCGCAGAAGTCGCGCGGCTGACTCCTGGACCGCAGAACAACGGCTCAGCTCTCGATGATCTGACCGTCGTGCAGATCAAGGAACAGCTCGACGCCAAGGGCGTGACCTACAAGGTCAACGACTCGAAGCCTGAGCTGCTCGCTCTGCTGAAGGCCAACCAGTAGCACCCGGGGTTTCGGCCCCACTCATTCAAGCGGAGGCCTGATGGCTACCTACATCACCGTGGCGGACGTGGACGCCGAGCTCGGGCCTTCATGGGCGCCAGACGACAAGAAGGCCCGCGCCGTGCTGCAGGCGAACGCCTATCTGACCTCACTCAACCTGGTCGGCATCGACATGGACGCCATTCCCGACGAGGTGAAACAGGCCGGCGCCGAGCTGGCGGTTGTCGCTTCTGAGGGCAAGCTGTACCAGCAGCAGACCGAGGGATCGCTGGAGGCCAAGACTGTGAAGGCCGGATCGGCGACCACCAGCAAGACGTTCGCCTCGATCGACACCAGCAAATCCACGGCGCTGCCCGATGGGGTCCAGTTCGCGCTGGGGCTGCTCGCGCCATGGCGTGCCAGCGGCTTCAGCTTCAACGTGTACAGGTGACCTATGGGCCTACGTGAGGAGATCCAGGCGGATCTGGCTGAGGCCTTCGACACTGATTTGGCAGATGCAGTGAAGCCATTCAGCGGCGGCGTGACGCTGCCGGGAACCTGGGATCCGGTCAATGAGGTGGCGGGCAACCCTGTTGTTATCGCCTACACCGGTCGAGGCGTGTTCGACGCGTTCAAGATTGCCCAGGTCGACGGCGTGAATATCCGCGCCACGGACCAACTGCTGATCGCGCTGACCAACGAAACAGTCGGCGGAGTACCGGACATCGGCCACAAGATCAACGATTTCGACGTGGTCAACGTCCAGACCGACCCGGCTGGCGCCCATTACGAGATCCAGCTGAGGAAAGTCTGATGGCCAACAAAGCGGGCTGGAGCCATAGCCTCACGGAGTTCGCCGACCAGGCAGGCGAGGACATCACTCAGATGGCGCGCGTGATCGCGACCGCCATGCTCACGGAGGTCGTGAACCGTTCGCCGGTCGGTAACCCTGATCTATGGCAGGCCAACGTTGCGCTGCGCACGAAGAACGTGGCGCTGGCTGATGCCTATGACGCGAACGTCGACGCACGCAACGCTGCGCGCACCGGTGGCAAAGCCTTCAAGAAACTGACCAAGCGGGAGCGCGAAGAGAACTACTTCGTCAAGGCGCAGGCGGCTGGAAAGGGCTACATCGGCGGTGCGTTCCGAGGCAGTCACTTGGTTTCGATCGGCGCTCCGGACATGACCGTGACCGACAACATCGACCCGTCCGGACGCGAAACTATCAGCAAGGGCAGCATGCTCATCAAGGCATCGGGCAAGTTTCCCGTGATCTACATCCAGACCAACAGCCCCTACGGCGAGATGTTGGAGCTGGGGCACTCCAAGCAAGCGCCGGGCGGGGTCTACGACCTTGCCTTCATCGGCGTATCCGAGGCCTACACATGACCTTCGAGCAGATCAGGGCGCTCATCACCGCGCGCATGGTGGCCTTCACTGGTATCGACCAGGCGCGGATCGATTACCCGAATCAGCCGGCAGTGTTCACGCCGCCGGCAAACGGCCTCTGGTGCCGACTGAATATCCAGTACGCCTCGGCATTCATGGCTGGCATGGCCGACCGACCCCACACCCGCAAGCCCGGGCAGATCAGCATTCAATGCTTCGCCCGCGAGCGAACCGGAACCAAAGCCATCAACGAACTGGCCGACGCGCTCGAAGCGCACTTCGCCTACTGGCAGTCCGGCGATCTGGAATGCATGGAAGCCAGCCAGGTGGTCGCCGGAGAGTTCGAGGGCTTCTACCAAACCAACGTCAACATCCGGTTCCGCGCCGGCTGAGCCAGGAAACACCATCCACCCGCCTTGAGCGGGTTTTTTATGCCCGCAGATAGGAGACTCGCCCATGAGTTCCGGCGCAAAAGTCGTTTCACACATCATCCCCGAGGTGACGCCAGGCGTTACCCCGACTGGCACCTGGGACACGCTGCGCCTGACCGGCAACGCGCTGACCCCTACCGTCAACACCCAAGTCAGTGACGAGATCACCGACACCCGCCTGAGCCAAGGCTCGGTGGCCACCAGCATCGATATCGGCGGCGACCTGACGGCGGAGTTCTCGTTCGGCTCGTTCGATCAGTTGCTGGAGGCCGCGTTCTACGGCAACTGGACCGGCAACGTGCTGAGTGTCGGTGACACCCGCCACACCTTCAGCATCGCCAAGGGCTACGACGACGTCGGCGTCTACGGCGTGTTCAAGGGGGCGCACGTTTCGACCTTCGGGCTCGACATCCCGTCTGACGGCAAGATCACCGCCACCTTCAATATGGCGTGCCTGGACTACACCGACAGTGAAACATCGATCGTCGTTTCGCCGAACGCACCGACGACCACCCCGTTCCTGTCGAACAACAACGTCGGCACGATCCTGGTGAATGGTCAGTCGCTGGAAGGCGTGGCCTGCGTCTCAGCCATGACCGTCAACCTCGACAACAGTCTGCAAACGCAGCGCTGCCTCGGCTCTGACAGTCTCGGCCCGGGTGCACACATTGCGACCGAAGCGGCGATCACCGGCAGCATCACGCTCGCCTGGTCGAAGCGGGCGTGGGAGATCTGGAAGAACACCTTCACCCGCGCGCCAATCGGCGTCGTGTTCCCGATCACCGACAGCCTGGGCAACAAGTACACCTTCAACTTCCCGGCGGTGGAAGTGGACGGCGAACTGCCGAATGGTGGCAAGCGTGACCTGATCGAGGTGACGCTGAACTACACCGTGGCGAAAGTCAGTCCGACCATCACCCGCGTTCCGTTCGTGCCGGTGACCAGCATATCGGTGGCGCCTACGACCGCATCCATCGCGGTTGCCGCGACTCGTCAGCTCACTGCGTCGGCATTGCCGGCCGAAGCCGCGCAAAACGTCACCTGGTCCAGTTCGGCGCCGAGCGTCGCCACTGTTAGCTCTTCTGGCCTGGTCACCGGCATTTCCGCTGGCTCCGCGACGATCACCGCCACCAGCGTGTCGGACGTCACCAAAACCAGCACGGCGGCGATCACCGTCACTGCATAAACCTGCTCGACCTTTGGCTGCCCCGGCATTCACGCCGGCCGGGGCGGCCCTTTTATTGGCGCGGCGTTGAGGAATTACCATGGCTCTGCAACTGGGCAAAAAGAAGTCGGCAGTCACCGGCGAGCGCTGGGCGAACTTCGACAAGGACACCAAGGTGCTGCTGGCCGGCATCGACAACCCTGAGTATCAGGTCGCGCTGGAGCGCATGCGCCGCCGGATCCAGCGTAATGACGCGCGGTTTGAAGAGGGCCAGGTGGGCGTGGTCGCCGGCGAAATGACCGAGCACCAGAACCACGCAATGCTGCTCAGTCACTTCATCGTGAAGGACTGGGAAGGCGTGCTGGATGCCGACGGCAACCCAATCAAATACAGCCCGTCCGTGGCTGCTGAGTTGCTCGAAAACAACATCGAGTTCTTCATCTTCGTGCTGCGCGAAGGCGAGCTGGCCGCCAACGATGCTGCCGAGGAGCGAGCTGAGTCGGTGGGAAAGCGCTCGCCCGCTTCGAGTGGGAGCAAGAGTGGGGCGGGGAAAGCGAGAAGCGCCGGGCGGTCTACTCGCGCCTGAAGATGGCCATCCCGGGCGAGCCAGAGAATGACCCGCTCACCGCCTACCTTCTCAACCTGTACCGGAACGTGTCTCGCGGTCGCCGGTACATCGCCGGCATGGCCGGGGCGTTCCCGCTGCCGCTCTCGGCGCGGGAGATCTCCGACTGGCTGGAGTCGCACCCCTCGCCGCTGCCGCGCGATGAGATCGACGATGTGATGTTTGCGCTGGATGCGGTGTGTTTGGCAAATGGCGACGAATGATTGGGTTCAGCCCTTAGAGTCCCAGCCTACAACCACGCCATTGTCCAGCGTCACGCGCAATGCAAATCGGTTGCCTCCTTGGTGATCATATTTCCATACCTCTCGAGACTTGCTCTTCATGTACTTCTGATCAACCGCCTCCGGATTGCCAGCAGAATCAAAGAGCTGTGCAGCAGTCATGCCTTCCCAGATTTCCTGTCGCAGAATGGCTTGGACGATGCCCTCATCTTTATATTTTTCAACCAGGTACGCAGTGCGCAGCTCGAGCTCTTCCGCTTTGCGTTGGTGTTCCAGTTCCGCTTTAGATGGGAACATTCGGGCGGCTTGACGCTGTCGCTCACTTAAAAGGTGCCTCGTCCCGTCAGATCCCATTTCGGAAATGAAATGGTCATCCTCGAGGGATTCGATCAGTCGAGCCGCGCGGTTGTATCCGATCTTCAGGTGTCGCTGTAAAGCTGAAATACTGGTGCGACCAGTAGTAACGACGAAGCGGGCTGCCTCTAGGTAAAGAGAATCATCATTTGGGGATAGCTCAGAAGAATCGAACTCAGGGTGATCTTCTTGCTCCCACTGTGGCGGAGGTGAGGGGCTGAGTGGGGCTACATAGTCCGACGACAGTCCTAAAATTTTTTTCCACCAAGACATAGACGGTCCTTGTCAGGTATTTAATCTCGTGAGATTGATTGATGCCTGGCTTATGAAACGCTAGCAAAAATCGATCCACAGTGTTTCCAGACCATCCCATTCGCTCGCATAACCCGCCTCAGAAAGCATCGAATTGAACGAGTCAATAAGAGATTCGGCATCATCCTCAGGTAGGGATTCGAGCCCCATATCCTTTAGGTGCACCTGTGCCGTTGTGAGTCCATGCATTATTGCGTGGTTAATCTCGTTGACGATGCGGGACTTAATCTCAGCGGGGATGTTTTTACGGAACGCCGCTGACATTTCTCGCGCTTTTGCCGCCGGAAAAAGGGACTGGGTTCGAGCCTCACTCAGAAAACTCACCTCCAGCCGCGCCAATATCTCCGCTGTTGCGGAGCGTCCATTTTCCTTGGCTGCACTCATTACCTGATCTCTCAGTGCCTCAGGAATGCGCAGGTTGAATTGTGGATCTGTTCGGCTCATGTCAACTCGGTCAGATAGGGCTTTACTCGCTTTACCAAGAAGGATGCATCACCGTGGTATTGACGGCAATGCATCACGGTTCTATATTGCTCTGGTGCACAACGGTGATGCACAGGGAGGGACGCAAATGTCACGAAAAGATCCGCAGTTCAACCTGAGACTTCCAGAGGCGCTCAAGCAATGGGTGGAAAACGAAGCGCAGAAGAATTTCCGCTCGCAGACGGCAGAAGTGGTTTTTGCTTTGATGGAAGAGAAGAAACGGAGAGAGCAGGCTGCCGCCTAAAACGAAGAAGCCCCGACGAGGTGAGAGTCGTCAGGGCTTCGGGGAACGTTCAACGTACTAGGAAAAACGTCATGTCGAATATTAGCACAGCGGTATCGAATGTCATCCCGTTCAGATCGGCCAATCTGTTGCTGGTGGAGAAAGAAGGCGAGCCATTTGTACCGATGAAACCGGTTGTTGAGGGCATGGGGCTGGCATGGCAGACCCAACATCGCAAGTTGATGGACGGGCGGTTTGCTTCAACTGTCACCATTATGGTGATAGTTGCCGATGATGGGAAAAGCCGCGAAATGGCTTGCCTTCCCCTGCGCAAACTTGCTGGATGGCTGATGTCCATTCATGCCAGCAAGGTTCGGAGAGGGCTGCGTGACGTCGTAATCGCTTTTCAAAATGAATGCGACGATGTTCTGTGGTCGCACTGGAACAAAACCCACGCTCCTGTTTCGCTGCCGGCGAGCACGAATTTCACCTTGATCGGCACCACCATCGGCTCCGACGGCTTTCACTGTCTGTCTGCGGTAATCGACGGAAAAATCAGGCGCCTCGATAAGCGTGCCAAGCAAAGCGCGCGCATGCACATCTGGTCGCAGGTACACAAAGCTTTCAGCGTGGTGCGCGGGGAAGACATCCCCGCTGAAAAGCTTGAGTCTGCGATGAACTTCGTTGCCGCATACTCGATTGAAGGTCAGTACCTGACAAAACCGGCGGAACCGCAGCTCGATGTAAGTCGCAGCGGCCGCTACCTGCTCAGCTTCAACCACAAGGGCGAGCAGCAGATCATTCAGGTTGCTGACGATGCTTTCGTCATGTCGCAGGATGAGTTTTTGGCAGGGATTGCGCACGTACCCGGCGACATTCCGATCACCACAGACGGGCTATTCGCGTTTGCCATCGCGGCGTTGAACAATCTCAGGATTCGAGCGCAGACAAAGGTAGCTTGATTGATCAAGCCATGTACCCCGCACCCGCGGGGTTTTGGCGCTTCCTGCGGATGGTGGTAGATTGCTGCCATCTACAGGGAGATTCACCATGTCCGACGCATCGAGCCCGATAACTGGATTTATCCTACTGGCGATAGCATTCATCGCCTATTTCCTCCCCACGTTTATCGCTGCTAAACGGGATCATCCGAACGGAACTGGGATTTTTTTATTGAACCTGTTCTTGGGGTGGACCTTCATTGGATGGCTGGCGGCTTTGATTTGGTCGGTATCAGCTTTCAAACAACCGGAAAAATTAACGCCGGCTACATCTAGCGAGCCGAATCTTCGTATCAACCAGTTGCAGACACTTGCAGCCTTAAAGGAAAAAGGTGTTTTGACGGAGGCTGAGTTCGAAGCTGAGAAGGCGAAGCTTTTGCAGTCTTAATACAACAATTTCAATAACCCGCTTAGGCGGGTTTTTTATGCCTGGAGAAAGTCATGACCCAAACGTCACGCCTCGTTTTGGAGATCGATAGTCGGGACGCTGAAAAAAAGGCAGCGGACACTCGTCAGGCTTTGGAAGAGCTCGAATCCCTGGGGATTCCCACCCAGCGATCGATGGCAAAGGCTGCGGCCGGTATAAGCGAAGCAGGAAAGAGTGCTGATGGTGCTCGCAAGTCTTACGGCTACTACCGGGACGAAGTTGAGCAACTGCTGGGTCGGCTTGATCCTCTACGGAGGAAGCAGCAAGAACTCGCCAAAAGCCAAGCTGAATTGGCTTCGGCGTTCAAGCGAGGCGACATTGGGGAAGCTGGCTACAAAGAGTTTTCAGCAATCATTCGGGATCAGTCCACAGCCATATCAGCGCAGCGGTCGGCTTTGAAAAACCTGAACGGTGATTTGGGCAAGACGGGAATGACGGCCAAGGCGACCGCCGCAGCACTAAGGGGTGTGCCTGCCCAGTTCACTGACATCGCGGTCTCCCTTCAGGCAGGCCAGGCCCCGTTAACCGTTCTGCTTCAGCAGGGCGGGCAGCTTAAAGATATGTTTGGTGGCATTGGCCCCGCTGCGAAAGCTCTTGGTGGCTATATTGTCGGGCTTGTAAACCCGTTTACTGTTGCCGCTGCAGCTCTCGGTGGCTTGGCAGCCATTTATTACGATGCAGAGAAGGGAGCAAGCGCTTTCAACAACGCATTATTTTCGGGCTCCGCCAGCTCGGGGCAAACAGCATCTAGCTTATCGTCGATAGCAAAGGACGCGTCGAGCTTGACGGGCAGCCTATCTCAGGCGAAAGAGGCAGTAATAGCGCTCGCCGCAAGCAGTGGATTGAGCCAAGTTCAGTTCAGAAATCTCGCAGAGGCGGCGACTTCGATAAGCGAATTCACGGGCAAAAGCGCGGGCGAAGTTGCTAAAACTCTAGGCGATCTGGGTTCGAATGCGACTAAGGCTGCCGAGAAAATTAGCGCCCAATACGGGCTTCTCACTGCAGCACAATACGATCTGATCACCAGCCTGGACGCTCAAGGTAAAAAGCAGGAAGCCCTTGATGTCTTAAGCGAGTCGCTCAATCAAAATGCCCAGGCACGCCTAAAGCGCTATCAAGAGTCTCTATCAGCTGTTGAGAAAGGATGGAATAGCATCGGCGCGGCAATAAGCAGTGCCTACAGCCAATTAAAGGGTGAGCTTTTTCCGGACAGCGCGAAGCAGATCGAAATTATTGAGCGGATTCTGAAAACCCGACAGGAAGGCGGTGTAACTGGCGCGTTATCCACTGGGCTGAGCAAGCTCAACGGAATGCTCGGGCTGGCCGATGGAGAGAATGATGATTCAACAGAGGTGCTGGAGAAAAGACTTTCTCTGATGAAGCTTGGTTTATGGGTGACACAGCAAAATGCCCTCGCCGAGGGAGAGGCCACTCGTAAAAATCAAGAGCGGATCGACGCAGAAAGCAAGTGGACTTCGATCACCAAAAAGAACATGTCGGATCAGAAGAAGTTGGCTCTGGACATAGCCGAGGCAAGGAAAGTCGGTGTCGAGGCTGGGAAATCGCAGGCAGAAATTGACAAGGAAGTGGCCGACATTCAGGCCAAGTTCGACAAGAGCCAAGCGAAACCAAAGGCCGTAACCGAGGACGCCGGCCAGCGGATGCTCGACGAAGCCCGGCAGCGCTACGCGGTTCTCCAGCAGCAAAACTCCCTCATCGGCAGCCAGGCTGACGGAACAAAGTCGCTCGGCACCGAGGCCAAAAAGCTGCTCGAGCTGGAACAGCAAATCGCCGACCTGAAGGACAAGAAGACGCTCACCGCCGCGCAGAAGCAGATCCTGGCCATGGCTGATCTCAACCTGGCGCAGCAGAAGCAGAATGCGGCGCTGGAAAAGCAGACGGATCTGCTGAAGACCGCCACTGAACAGCGTCAGAAGCTCGCGGCGTTCCAAGAGAACCTGCAATCGCAGCTGAAGACCGCCCAGACCGGGTTGGACAACGATTTGGCAGGCCTCGGCATGGGCGACCTGCAGCGTCAGCGGCTGAAGGAGCAACTGAGCATCCAGCAGTCCTATCAGTCGCAGTTGGACCGGCTGACCTACGACTACAACAAGAGCAACAAGTCGGCCGACAAGACGGAGCTCTACAACCAGGAGACCGAAGCTCTTCGCGCCGCCCTGCAAACTCGCCTCGCGATGCAGCAGCAGTATTATTCGGACGTCGACAAAGCCCAGTCGGACTGGTCGCTCGGCGCTTCATCGGCGTTTCAGACCTACTCCGAGCAGGCCCGCGACGTTGCCGGCCAAACCCGCAACCTGTTCACCAACGCCTTCAGCAACATGGAAGACGGCATCATCCAGTTCGTGAAGACCGGGAAGCTGTCGTTCAAGGATCTGGCCGACGGCATCATCGCCGACCTAATCCGCATCCAGGTGCGTCAGGCGGCGGTGGGCATCTTCGGCACGCTGTTCAGCGGACTGGCGGGCGCTGGTGCATCTGCTGCTGGTAATGGCTTCGCGGCTGGATCGGCTGCTGCCACGTCCTCCAGTCTGGGCGCATCGGCGGCCGGTTACAGCTCGAAGTACGGCTTTTCCGACGGTGGTTATACCGGCGACGGCGGCAAGTTCGAGCCGAAGGGCGTGGTGCACGGCGGTGAGTTCGTGGTGCGCAAGGACGTGGTCAGCCAGCCCGGCGCCCGGGAATTCCTCGAGCGCATGAACTCGAACACCAAGGGCTATGCTGACGGTGGCTACGTTGGTGGTGGGGTATCTATTTCGAGAGCAGCTGCTTCTTCTGCATCGATGAGCCTTCCACCAATTGAGCAGAACTTCTATTTCCAAGGCAACCCTGATTCAAACACCGCCGAGCAACTGAAGCAGGCTGCAGATGATGGCGCGAACCGCGGCATGAAAGGGGCGTACGAGATGATGCTGCGTGACCTCAAACAAAACGGACCAGCAATGCAACTGATAAGGAGAAATCGATGAAGGTTTCCGATTTGGATACGGGGAAGCTGATCGAGGTAATCAACCGTGCAATCTTCCCAGTGGTTTTTGAGGGCGTAGACGCCCAAACACCTCCAAACGAGTTGCGTGATCGTGCAAACCTGAACTCCGAGATCATGGGGCGGATCATGGGGGTTCTCCTCTGCAATGATGAGGTTGGCGAGGAGATCTTTGATCTGATTGATCGAAGCGTGGCGCATATGAAGACAGGACACGCTGAATCGTTTGGCGAGTTGCTGGGGCCGGGCGGCTCATTGAGCAAAATTCACAAGCTCTAAACGCCGCCGATTTTTCCAAGGAGTACCGCATGGCTCTCACGTGGCCGGCTTCATTGCGCCCGTCAGAAATGACGTGGGGCATCGTCAATAACAGCAGGGCGTTCACGTCGACACTCTCGAACGCCCAGCAAATCATCGGCTACCCGGGCGCCTACTGGCAATGCACGCTGACCTTCGGGCTATTGACGAGGGCTCAGGAGCGCGAGCTGTCGGCGTTCCTTGGGAGACTCGACGGCATGATGGGCACCTTCAACCTTCCGGCCTTTACCCGGAGCAGGACGAACAGCGTCGGCGCACTGACAGTGGTCACCGGTAACGCTCAGGCACGGTCGATGGTCATCGGCGGTGCAACGGCGAACGCCCCGGCTTTCAGCGCCGGCGACTACATAACCATTGCCGGTGAGATGTTCGAAGTCACTGATCCTGTATCAGCAAATGCGCAGGGCAGGGTGACCGTGCTGCTCAACAAGCGGATCCGCAAGACGCTCACGGCCGGTACAGCCGTCGAGTATCTCAACCCGTACTCGGAAATGCGGATGACCTCTGACACCTGGTCCATGTCCGTGCGCCCCGTGGTCGCGAACGGCAGTTATCAATTCAGGGAGGCTTTCTGATGCCCTCAGCATTCCCGTTCAGCCAGAACGTGGTGAACATCATTGCCACTGGCCGTTTCATGCCGGTCTACGCCGTTCAGCTCGACTTAGTCGACGGCATGGTCTTCGCGCATACCGGCACCGGCGACCTGGTGGTCGACGGCATCACCTATCAGGGTGTTGGCAATTTCGGCCAGGTCAGCCAGTCGCAGGAAAGCGACAACTCCGGTTCGCCAATGTCGGTCGAGCTCACCCTCAGCGGCCTGGATGCCTACATCCTCTCCGAGACGAACGTGCGCGGCTGTCGCGGCCGGATGGCCAAGGTCATGTTCGTGGTGTTCGACGAGGCTGGCAACTACGCGGCGGACATCCTGTTTTCCGGCCGAATGGATGCAGCCAAGTTCTCGTTCGCCGGCAACGGCCAGGACGGCAACAGCATCACTGTGCCCGTAGTTGACCGGATGGCCGAGTGGAGCCGCACCGGTACCGAACGATTCACCGACGAAAACCACCGTGCGCGCCATGACGGGGACCGGTTCTTCTACGCCATCGCCCAGATGTCCGAGTGGCCCATTTACTGGGGCTCGAAGAAGGACGCACCGACATTCACCTATGGAAGTTAGCCATGCGCTACCGAGACTGGACAACCCGTCTTAACGACGTGATCAAGGCCGCCCAAGAGCGGCCTTTTTCATGGGGCGAATTTGACTGCTGCCTGTTTGCTGCGGACTGCACGGCGGCGATTTGTGGCGTCGATCCGGCCGAGAACTACCGCGGCAAATACACCACGGAAACCGGCGCCAAGCGGCAGCTGAAAAAGCAGCACGGCAGCCTTGAAGCTGCATGGGACGCCCATTTTGCGAGGGTCCCGCTGGCTTTCATCCAGCGCGGTGATGTCGTGATGTACGAGGCGCCCGGCGGCCGAAGCATGGCTGTTTTCTGGGCTGGCGATTATTGGGCAACAACCGACGACGGCGCAGCCCGTGTCGTATGCGAGCCACTGGCCGCGTGGAGGGTTGAATGAGCGGCGGCGTCAGAAAACTTGCCTCTGTTGTGGTTGGTGCGGTTGTTGGCTTTGCCCAAGGCGGCCCGTGGGGCGCGGTCGCCGGCGCTGCGCTGGCCTTCTACGCATCGGAACAGCAGGAAAAGCTCAACACCAAATCGCCACTGCGCGACAACGAGCCGTCGGCGCAAACCGTTCGGTCGTCGAAGGCGCCGGTCCGTTTCATCCTTGGCCGAGTGTCCACCGGCGGCGTGCTGGTCTGGGCGCAAGAGCAACCAGGTGCGCAGGGTGAGGGTGAGTGGTTGCACCTGGTGTACGTGCTGTGCGAAGGCCCGATCGCAGCGCTCGAAAATATCTACCTGGGCGAGGAAGAGATCGGCAGCTACGGCGCGCAGGCGACCTATGAGTTGGTGGTCAACCCGACTCAGGTGAACGCCTTCCTGAAGGCCAATTGCCCAGACTGGAAGGACAGCCAGATCGGCCGGAGCCTGTCATTCGTTCGGGTTTCGCTGCAGTACAGCGCAGAGAAATTCCCGTCGGGCATCCCGGATACCCGTTTCGTGGTGCGCGGCCGCAATGACGTGTACGACCCACGCACCGGTACCGCGGTTTACAGCGCCAATACCGCGCTGCATCTGCTTTGGTTCCTGCGCGCGCGTTGCGGAGTGCCGGACGACGAGATTGTGTTCGAAACCTTCGCCAGCGCTGCCAACGTGTGCGATGAGGCCCTGACCAATGCCGATGGCTCGACCAGCCAACGCTATCGCAGCGGCTGCGTGATCGGCGCAGACGAGCAGCGCACGGGAGTGCTGCAGAAGCTTGAAGCGGCCTGCGGTGGGCACCTGATCCGTGTTGGTGGTCGCTGGATGCTTCAGGCGGGCGCGTACTACGGCCCGTATGACTTCGAGATCACCGAGGACATGGTGATCGGCACTGTCACCGGCAGCACCGAGCCGACCAACGACTCGGCGATCAACACCGTCCGGGGCACGTTCATTGACCCGTCGCAGTCATGGACGGAAACCGATTACCCGGAGGTCAGTGTTGCCGAATGGATCGTTGAGGACGGCGGCGAGGCGGCAGAAACGCTGACCTATTCCTACGTCACCGATCCATATCAGGCTCAGCGCCTGGCGAACATGGAGTTGCGCCGGCGCCGCGCGGGCGGGGCGATCAGCATTCCGATGAACTTTTCCGGCTATAACTGCCGGCCGGGGCGCGTGGTGCGGGTCAACCTGCCGTCGCTGAACATTCTGGGCGAGTTCATCGTCTCGGACTGGTCCATGGGCGACAGCGAAGGCTGCACCGTCCAGGTCAAACAATACGAAGCGGCGATCTTCGATGATGCCGTGGGCCAGCCCTACAACCCGATCGGCTTTATCAATCTGCCGGCTGGTGGTCTCGGTACGCCGAGCGCACTGACATGGACGCAGGACACTACCGCCGAGGTGACTCAAGGCGTACTTTCGTGGCTTCCACCGACTGGAATCGTGAAGGAATACATCGTCATCGTCCGGCAGGGCGCGAGCGCGGTGCAGTCGCACAACGTGCCGGCCACCTCGACGGAGATCGCCATCAACGGTCTTCCGTCTGGAAGCTACACAATGAGTGTGGCGGCGGTAGGGCCGATGGCGCGTTCTGGTGAGGCGACGATCACCGTCAGCATCAACGGGCCGCCCATTCCAGAGAGCTGCGTGGTGCAGTCCTCGATCGACAGCATCGTGCTGATCCCAAGCAATTCACAAAACGGGCTGAACGGAGGTACCTACGAATATTTCTTCAGTACATCACCAACGGCAACCTCCGCTGATGCCGAGTACCTGGGTCAGGGCCTTACGTTCACCCACAACGGGTTGGGTTTCTGGACGAACTACTACTACTTCATCCGCTCATCCAATGCCTATGGGAAAAGCTCCTTCCTTTATGTCCCGGCACAGACCTCGAACGACGTTTCGGCTTACCTCGCAGCTCTGGCTGGGAAAATTGGCCGTACCGAGCTGGGACAGGACATTGTCGATGAAATCGACAAAATCCCTGGACTTCAAGAGCAGATAGACGCACTCGACAATATCCTGGTGTACGACCCGGAAAAGACTTACCTGAAGGACGACATGGTGCAGCAGGGGCAGCGGCTTTATCAGGCGTTGCAGCCGGTACCGGTGAACACGCCGCCGCCAAACGGGGTGTATTGGCTGGATGTTGGTCAGAGCCTGGTAATTGCCAACGGTTTGGCCCAGCAGGTGGCGACCAATACCGTCGATATCACCGAGCTTGACGGCGTGGTTACTGCGCAAGCGACTGCGTTCGAAGCGCTGCGAGCGTCCTCGCGCGACGACAATGCCGAGGGCGAGCTGGCGGATGCGCTGAAGGGTTGGACCAGTACGTCGAGCATCGCTGAGGAGTCGAAGGTAAGTGCTTCAGCAACGGAAGCTGTCGCGAAACGAACTACCACTCTCGACGCCAAAATCGGCGAGAACTCGGCGAACATCACGACGCTTGAACAGGTCGTGGCGACCAACCAGCAGGCCACAGCGCAGCAACTCGTCCAGCTGAGGGTGTCGGTGGACGACAACAGCGCCGCAATTCAGCAGACCTCAACAGCCTACGCGGATACAGCTGGCAAACTCACCACCATGTGGTCGGTGAAGATGCAGGTAACGGCAAGCGGGCAGTACGTCGCCGCCGGTATTGGCCTGGGCATCGAGAACACGGGAGCCGGGCTACAAAGCCAGTTTCTGGTCGCCGCTGACCGGTTCGCGATCGTCAACTCCATTGCCGGCGGCGCCGTCTCGGTGCCGTTTGCGGTGCAGGGTGGTCAGGTGTTCATGAACTCCGCGTTCATCCAGGACGGCAGCATCACGATGCTGAAGATCGGCCAGTATCTGCAATCCGATAACTACATTGCTGGCACGCAGGGTTGGCGCTTGGATAAAGCCGGAAATCTTGAGTTCAATGGCCCAGCACCAGGCGGTGGCAGACTCACGATGACCAACCGAGCGATTAAGGTCTACGACCAAAATGGCGTGAAGCGCGTTCAATTAGGGGATCTCGACGCATGACTTATGGAGCAAGAGTCTGGGACGAGAATGGCAATCTCGGGATGGACACCAACAGCTTCACCTATCAGGTGCTGTGGCAGGGCGTGATCGACTTCAGCGGCACCACGCCCAGCTACACGTTCAACATCCCCGGTTTCAATCCCGCAAACTGCGTGTTCATGATCATCCCGACAAGGGCTCAGGACGTTCAGTCGTCCGAGCTGGACGGTGGCGGGAATGCAAAATCCTACCCCTACGTGACAACCGCGGTCGGGCAGGTGGTGGTCAGGCCGAAAAACCCCTCGGCCAGCGCCTCCACTTCACAGACGCGGATTATTGCCAAGGCTTATGCCATCAGGTACTCGACATGAGCTACGGCTTTCAGAGCATCAACGACAACTCGTTTGTCCAGATCGATTCCGAGACGCCCAGGCTCTGCGTTCTGACAAAGGGCGCGTACTCTGGCACCACGAACGCATCCGGGGTCTTTGCAAGGCCGGTGACCAGCACCGATCCGCCGCTGGTGTTCATTCGCCCAACCCAGACAGGTTCGATACAGGTGCCGATCTCAGTCTGGTTTACCGGTGGCCCGGGAAACTGGACAGGCTTCTCCATGAAAGCGTCCAACGTCGACGGCACGCTCAGTGGTCAATATTTCGTGGCGGCTTGGGCGTCCATGGGGACGGCGGCTTACGGTATGCGGCTGTGGGATCAAAATGGCGGCCTTGTCTACGACAGCGGCGCGCCGGCAGTGGTGGTGACTTTCGCCGCTGGAAACTGGACATACCTTGGCGATGAAGTGCTGGTCGTGGGGCGCCGTTACATCTGGGGCATCAGCAAAGCCCTGGGCGTGGGCGAATACCTTTCCATCAACGCGTTCGCCATGAACTGCCACAACAACGCTACCGGCGGCGGCTGCGCGATTGGCGTCGACTACGCGGGCGGCCGAATCATGATGTACAGCCTCGCAACAACAGCCTGGACCGATCAAGGCCACCGGCCATTCCTCTGCGCCAAATTGCTGGCCTGAGCCTAATACTTATCTGGAGATAATCGATGCCCTGGTACAAATCAGGAACGGTCGCTGTCACCCTGAATTCCAACGCCGTGATCGGCACCGGCACCGCGTTCATTTCGAACGGTCGGGTTGGCGATGCGTTTCGCGGCCCGGATGGGCGATGGTACGAAGTCACCAACATTGCCAGCGACACGGCGCTTTCCATTTCGCCGCCCTACCAGTCCACGAGTGGATCCGGCGCAGGCTATGCGCTGGCGCCGATGCAGGGCTACGTCAAGGATTCCGCTGATGCCCTGCGGTTGCTGGTCAATCAGTACGGCGCGAAGCTGGCCGCACTCGGCACGACCGGCAACTACGATATTTTGCCCGTTTCCAAAGGCGGCACCGGTGGCGCCACCCAGTTGGATGCACAGAGCGCCCTGAACCTGGTGCGGCAAACATCCGCCTTAGACAGAACTGCGAACAGTGTCCTGATCGTTGGCGCCTTTGGCCGGATGGGAACTGGCGGCGTACAGCAGGCCAACACGGTCGATGCAAACAGCCTGACCGTTCAGGGCCGCTACACCTTCGCTTCGGGCGGGCTCAACCTGCCGGAATCGACCTGCAGCATTGAGCATGATCCTCACGCCGCTGCCGGGTATGCGTCCCAACTCGCCCAAGGTCTGACCAGCAACAACCTGTACCACCGAACCCAAGTGGCCGGGACATGGGGGGCGTGGGCCCCGATTGTCAGGGGTGGGGCCAACAGCACCATCACTTCGCTGACTGGCCTGACGACAGCGCTGTCAATCGATCAAGGTGGTACCGGCAACACAACGGGCACAGCAGCAAGGCTCGCTGCGGCCGCCATGCTCGGCACCGTGGCTCAGGCCGGCGGCGTTCCTACGGGTGCCATTGTCGAGACGAGCACCAATAGCAATGGCACGTATACAAAGTTTCTCGACGGGACCTTGATCTGTCAGGGCTCCATGCCGGACTTTGCCGTCGCCGCCGGCGCAGTGGCCACCGTTTCGTCGACGGCCACATTCCCGGCCCTTTTCATCAACACCAACTACTACTTCGACTGCGTGGGTTCGCCGAACGCGAGCAACGACATCTTCGGATTCACCGGAGTCAACGCCAAGGCGGTGCACAGTGCAACCCGGGTTTTCCGTAATGGCGCCACCGCCCAGTCCATCATCAACTGCCGTTATTTGGCCGTCGGGAGGTGGTTCTGATGATCATCAATCTTTCACCACAGCGGCGCGACGACACACTGCGCGCAGTCCGAATCGGCGATAACCTCACGGTCAACGGCGAGGTGTTCGACTTCGCTCAAGTAGCTGATGGCGACACGCTGCCCTGGGCGGCAATTGGCTCGGAATGGTTCGCGGGCGACGTTGAGCGTATCGACGGTCAGTTGGTCGTCACGCTCTGGCTGCCCAATCCTTGGAACTCCAGCCCGGAACAGGCGTTTCCGGTGCCACTGCTGAACGTGCCGGACGGCGAAGTGCTGTTGCCGCAGCCGCTGCCGGTAGAGGGCGAGGCAGCGGCGCCGCTGTCAGGGCCTCGGGATCAGGAACGCCCAGGGTCTATTGACTGGTCCTTGCTGGTCACCGCGAAGATGAAGGCAGCCGCTGCCGCCGCAGCGCAACTCACCCAGATGAAAGCCTTGCTCGCCAGCAAGAACGCCTCGGCCAACGCCCAGATCCTGCGAATTCAGGATCGCGTCGACACGCTGGGCTACGGCATCGACACGGGCGAGGCGACAGAGGCAGATGAGATCGAGCAGGGTGCGCTGATGGTCAGCCTGAAAGCCTGGAAGGCCCACAAGTTTTCGCTGGGTAAGGTCACCAGCCAGGCCACTTGGCCGACCGCGCCGGCCTGGCCAGCGGAACCTGCTATCCCCGATATTGAAGCATCGCCGATGGCGCGAGTGCCTGACGACGTCTGAGCTTTGCAAATCCTGAAAACCCGCCGACGTGCGGGTATTTTTTTGCCTGGAGAAAAGTGATGCCTGTAACTGAAAAAGACCGCGATATCCTTGCCCGCACGCTTTGGGGCGAGGCCCGTGGCGAAGGCACCGCCGGCCAGATCGCCGTGGCCTGGACGATCCGCAACCGAGTGTTCGACGGAAAGACCAATTCGTGGTGGGGGGAGGGCTATGCTGGCGTCTGCCAGAAGCCGTACCAGTTCAGCTGCTGGAACAAGACCGACCCGAACTATCAGTTTCTGATTGGCGTGAAGGAAATCCCGTTCCGCGAACTGGCGCAGTGCCGGATTGCCGCTGACCAAGTGATTGACGGAAAGGTGCCAGATCCCACCGGCGGCGCCACGCACTACTACGCCGCAAGCATCAAGGCGCCGACCTGGACGGCAAAGGCCAAGCAGACGCTCAAGCTGGGTGGCCACGTCTTCTTCAAGGATGTGCCGTGATGGCCGTGCCGTGGAAAACGGTGGGCGCGGTGGCACTGGTGCTGATCGGTGCCGGCAGCGCCTGGCAGTTTCAGGACTGGCGCTACGGGCGGCAATTGGCCGAGCAGGCCCGGCTGCACGCCGACACCCTCAATCAACTGACTTCGGCTGCCGCCACCGCGCAGCAGGCCGAGCAGGACAAGCGCCTGGCGCTCGAGCAGCAGCTGGCGGCCAGCGAGCAAACCCACTTCAGGAAAATGACCGATGCTCAACGTGACCAAGATCGCCTGCGCGATCGCCTTGCCACTTCTGATTTGCGGCTGTCAGTCCTCCTCGACGCAGCCGACGCAGCCGACGCTGCCAAAGGCTGTGGGGTGCCAGCCACCGCCGGCACCGGCGGCGTGGATCATGCAGCCGTACGAGCCCGACTTGACCCAGCGCATGCTCAACGAATTATCGCCATCACCGAGACCGGCGACCGGGGGCTGATTGCTCTGCAGGCGTGCCAAGACTACGTCCGATCCGTTTCCCGCTGATGAGGGAAGGGGTCTTTGAACGGACTGTCTCCCTTGAGAGTTCGTATTTGGGTATTGAGTTCGCTGATGTGCCTGTTCTTCGCCATCAGCTCCCAGTTGCTGCGAGTTTCGATGTCGTTGGCGCGACTGTTAGCCTCCGCAGCTTCAGCCTTGGCTGTGGTCAGTTGTGACCGGAGGGTGTCGCACTCCTTGCTGATCTCGGTGTGCATCTCGACCAGCTTGAATATCCGTTCCCTGGCTTGGCGCAGTTGCAGGTTCAGTTCCTCGAACTCGTTTTCGTAGAGGGCGAGCTGGTGCTGGCAGGTTTCGAGCGGGGTCGGACAGCCGAGCCAGTCGTCGGTGTTTTCGATATCGGAGGGATCCAC